TATTGGTGTTGGTGTTTATAGTAGAATTTTAGGTAATCTTAAAAAAGCTACTATGGGTATGACTAATGAAGGAAAGTTTGCATTGCATAAAAACATGAGTGTTGTTTTGACTAAAGAGTTAAGAAAAAACAACCCGGCCATGGAAACTTTGTATCAATCAATGGTAAAAAACAACCTTGATAAAATTGTTACTTCAGATGGAACAAAATCTAAATCTGAAAAACAAAACATAGCCGTTGCAACAATTAAAAACAATGAATTAGTTTTTGATAAAGATTTAGAAGTAAATTCTATTTCAAGTGAATCTACTGTTGTTCAATTACCAGTTAATTTAGTTCAATCTGATGAATCAGGAAACACTAGACAAGGTAAATTGGCTACTCAAATGTTGGATCAAATACCAGTTATGGCAGGTAATAGGGCTACTGAAATTTTAGATCATGCTGCAAAAGCACTTGAATACAATCAAAAAATAGCTAACAATGCTATTCGTAAATTTACAGGTGTAATTAATGTTTTGCAAAATACAGTGTTTGAATATCCTGATGCAAACAATGAGCAAGTTGAGCAATACAATAATCAAATTGCTCAAAAAAGAAGTCAGCTTTTAGACCAATTGGTAAACATATTTGAAACATATTCTTCTAATATGCAAGAACGTATTGGAAAAGAAGCCTCAGCTAAGTTTGTAAAAGTATTGGAACGTTTAAAAACTAATACTAATCCATTAAATCCAAAATATTCATTTGAAACAGATGTAACAGGTATTTATGAAATATTTAATGATATTGTTAGAACTTCACAATCAATATGGATATCTGGTGGTTGGCATTCATTAAATTCTGATGCGCTTTTAAAATCTGATACGTTAGCATTTAAGAACCTACAAAATAATAGATATGAAGGTGAAGTAATGTTAAATCAAGATTCGGCTAATCAATTAGGATTAAATGAAGGCGATAGTTTATTGCTTCAAAAATTGCCATTTAATAACATGGCCACAAAATTATTTGCCACACTAAAAATAGGTCCGGTATCTGGTTCATCAATGGTTTTGCCAAGTGAATGGATGGCAATAACAAGTTCAGATTTTGATGGTGATGCTGTAGGTTCTTTAAAAATAGATTTGAACTATAAAGAAACAGTAAAAAACAAATTATCAATGATTGTTGATAATTTAGAAAACATGAATGATAGTCAAATAGAAGAATTTTTAAAAGACAATCAGCCAGCTTTAAACCAATTTTATGAAATCAAAAGTTATGAAAATACACAAGCTGTTTTAAACAAACTTAGGGATGTTCAAATTAATGGTACTGACATTAAACCTAATTTGATGCAATTACAGCAAGTAACAGTTGACAATTGGGTAAATGCAGCTAATAAATTAGGATTTGCTATTTCAACTGACAATATAAACACCCCTAATGCACAAGCAAGAAGAGGTGGATTAACTGAAATGACACAAAGTGGTATTGGTATTGCAGCCTCAGCAAATTCTACTATGTATAGAATGGCTTATACTAACAGCTCATTGACAAATGCTAATAATATTAATTTAAGTAGCAATAATGTTACTTACAATATTGGTAAGCCAGCTTTAGATATTAACCAAGGGGAAACAATTAATAATGATGGTTCAAGTATGATTGAACCTATGTCTAATTTCCTTCAAATTATGGTAGATAGTTTTAAAAACAATTATGCTGAAAAGTTTGGTTTAAATAGCCAAAACGTATTACATGCTTTGTTTTTGGCTCAGTCTGGATTAAATGAAGAAAAGATATTATCTATTATTAATCAACCAATATTTAAACTTTACAGTAGTTTAAAATATCAAGGTAACAATCCTTTATTACCAGCAAACCAAAGAAACAATGACCAGTTGTTTTATTTGCGTGCAACATTGGCTGAAATAATAAATACTCGTTCAATGAATCAAACCTTATTAAATAAATTAGGGTTTGAAAATGGAAGATACGTTGGTTTAGATAATAGAACCTACAATATTGAATTAGATAAAATCAAAAGTAATTACATTGTTAACGGAAATAATGTTCCAGTTAATAATATAACTGAAAATCCATTTGATTTAATTAGGCAAATAAAAACCATGTCTAATGAGCAAATTGAAGGACAAATTGAAACACTTCAATTATTACTTTCTACAAGAAGTATGGTTCGTGACATGGAAAGTTGGATAAAAATTAGAAAGAAATTTCAAGATGGATTTACTAATCCACATGAAATACCTGATTTTGAAGCTAAGTTAGTTAAAATGGGTATGTTAACAGAAATAAGTAAATCTCAAGTTGAACAAACTTCTTTTGAACACATTGATTTAAATACTAATGAAATTGAAAATATTCAAAATGAACTAAAACAATATAATGGCATAATAGACAACATAGAAAATTACGCAAATACTATTTATAAAAACCAGGTTGAAAAATATTTTTCACAAGGTTTTGACACTAAATCATTAAAAGAATTTTTAAAATACAAAGTTCGTTTATTAAATGCTGCCAATGTTAATGGTAAATGGGTAAAAACGTTTTATATAGCTGATTCTATATTTAGAACTCAAGCTGATGGGTTTTTCATGGGTGCTGCACAAAGTTCATCTTTAATTCCAATGAACAAACAAGATAAACAAGCGGCCAATCAAAAAGAAATAGCTTCAGTTGCTGATGGTAAAAATGCTGTACAGTTTGCTTATGAAATGCAAAATTACGCTTTATTAAAACAAGCAAAAGAAACTATATTTAATGAGGTTTTTCAAGAAACAAATCCAATTAAAAAAGCTGAATTGTTGGATAATTTATTTGCTTCTATTGAAAACATTTTAGATACAATGTACAAATACAAATCTGAGTTTATAAATAACTCATTTATGAAACATTTGGAATTTGTAACTATTGGTTCATCTATTCCTGTAGGCAAACGTAACAATAAAGATATTTACACAGATAAATTTCATTTTTACACTAACAGTATGATGTCACCAGTTGACAAAAGTGAAGTTCGTGATTTGTCAGAAGAAGTAAGTAAACTTGAAAAACAATTAGGTATTGAAGGTAAAATTGAAGAAATCATCAATGAAAATGTAACTGACAATCAAAAATCAGACAGTTTTAAAACATTGTTGTCAAACATATTTGATTCTACTGCTAAAGGTTTAGGTTTAACTAAATCAACATTAGATTTTTTATTGACTTTAAAGTACATTCAAGCAACCGAAAATAATTTGCCTGTAGATTTTGTTATTTATCAAGATATGATTTATGACGCAGCCACTGGTATGCCAATTTTTGGTAATGATAAAACTAATCCTTTATTCCAATTACCAATAACTGACAAAGTTTATTTTGAGGAGATTGTTGACAATGCAAATAATGACAACTTTTTATATTCGGCTCAAATTGGTGTTGGTAGTATTCGTCAAATGCTACATAGTGAAGACAACGGATTTGATTTAGCAAGGACATTTGTAAACCAAATTCATATTCACATTGAAGGAACTGGTGGAGATAAAAGACTTTCTCCTATGTATAGAAAAAGTAAAGATTCAAAGGTTCAATTATCAATTGACAGACAAACAGGTGTTGTTGATTTTGAAGCTGTAAAACAATCTTTAGAAAACATTGGTGATGATTTGGTAAAAGACATTACTGTATTAGATGAAAACGGCCAATTAAGCCAAAGTAACTTGTATAGTGAATTGTCAAAATCAAGTAGAAATGATGATTTTTCATTAAATGTTATTTTTAATGAAATGTCAAATGGAAATTTTGGAGATTTATATGGTTTGTATTTTAGTAATGCTACTGAAAATTTTAACACCTGGGCTAATATTAAACCAATACTTTCTCAAAGAGTAAATCAAATCTTGTTAATTGAGCAATCAAAAATGATAAAAAGCAACACAAGTGATGTAACAGCTGAAGAAAAAGTAATTAATAAACCAACTAGAACATTGAAAGTTGATTGGGATTTAATTCAAAATCTTACAATGGAAGATATGAATAATTACCAAAAAACATATTACCATACTGTTGATCCAAATAACAATGTAATTTTATTTAAAAAAGTATTGTTGACTACTGATAGTGCTCAAGTAATTACTTTAAAAGGAGAAAAACGTGTAAGCACAAAACAAACTGGATTGTTTTTTCCAATTGGTTTTTATACTGCCAACCATGAAAACAATTATGTTTTAACTAGCACAAATTCACAAAATCCATTATTGACACTTTCTAAAATCAATGCGCATGAATTAACTAATCAAAAAATATTAAAAATGATTAGTGGAATTGTCATGGCCAATGAAATAGAAAATATGCCTGAAAATTTCGACATTGCTCAATTCCAACAACAAATGAAAGAATTGACAGGTTTAAAAGAAACACCAAGTCCGGGGGCTATTTTACAAAAAATTGGAACTGACAGTGTTTTGATGAATAAAATAAGGGAAATAGTAGGTGCACCTAATTTAATGCCTGTATTGTCAAAAATCAAAACGTTTTTAGGATTTTTAAATCAAACAATAAATGTAAATGCTGAAACTAAATTATTTCAAAACTCAATTTTTGCTTCTGAACCTTCACTTGATTCGTTTAAAAAATCATTTGATAGTGAACAGGCCAAAACTGATTTTCAAAATAAAAACAATACATTATCTAAAAAAGCGCGCTTAAGGTCATTCAGAAATACTCCATTGAACATATTAAATAAATTAGGTTCAAGAGTTTCAAATTTATCTGTAGAAGATTACGTAAAACGTAATAACAATGGAAATATGCCTGCTAATTTTAAAGAATTAATGCAGTCTATTTTAAAAGATATTTCTCCATCGTATGGACCTTTTGCCGGACAATTGATTAATAAAATAGGTACTGCCAAAATTCAATTTGTAAATGCAGCTGATTATTTACAAGAAGAAATTAACAGCAATATGGCACCAAATAGCAGTAAAATGTTATATGATGAACAATCTAATACAATCATTATTAACAAAGAAGAAATGATGGACTTAGATAATCATCCAGAAGCAATATTGCATGAAGGTATTCACGCGTTAACTGCAAATTTTTATGATACCAACCAAGGGTTTAAAACTGAATTTGATTCAATTGTTACTTATTTTAAAAAAGTATGGACTGACAATAAAAACAGTTCAATACTTAATTTTAAAGCAGCCGAACAAAATGGTTTAGCAGATATTATACAAGAAACAGTTATTGATGAAACTGATACTGCTATTGCAGCAAAAGAATTTATTGCTTATGTAATGTCGTCAAACAATGCCAAAATGTTTAAATTGTTAAATGAAATTACAAGTAACGGAATTGTACCTTCAAATATGAAAAACAATTTGTGGAATAGAATTATAACCTCAATTGTTAAATTTATTTCATTTGCTAATGTTAACAAAAATTCACTGCTTCAAGACATGATTAATTTGTTAGATAACTATTATGAAAACTTAGGAGCCACTTCTGTTAATTCAATTCAACCAATTGGTGATACTCATTATTCGGTCAATGGTGAAGTTTTTGTAAATCCTTCATTTTTAATTGATGATTATTTAGTTAATCAAGGTGTAGATTTTCATCAAGTTATTGAAGAAGAATTTTTAGCCAAAACAGGACAAATGCCTAGTAATACTGATTTTGTTGAAATGCGTAAGCAAGAAAACGAAATTTTAATTATTAAACATTTAATGTATATGGCTAAAACAAATCCTAATGTAATTAACCAATTAAATACAATTTTAAATGTTTCAAGCCAAAGAGCACGCTCATTTGCTCAATCGTTTGCACGTAATATTGATATTGATTATTTTAAAGCTGGTGAAATTGAATTTGCTAGTGATTTAAAATTAGCTGGTTATTTAGATGGTATGTATTATAATGCCAATAATGAATTAGTGATGGACATTGTTCATGCAGAAGATTATTATGAATATGAAAATGCTTTAAACAATGCCATTGCTAAACAAGAAATGATTACTGAAGCTATTGCGGGATTGCCAAAACAACCACCTGCAAAAGCAGTTTTAAAAGGTGGAATTTTAGCGCATATAAAAGAAAGTCAAGGTGAGGTTGTAAAAACATTAAGGATTATGTCAGTTGATCAATCAGGTGGAATAAAAACGATACCTGTTGACTATTCTTTAATTCGTCCTTATATTAATGATGTAATTAATTCTTATAACAGTGCAATGAACAGTTCTGTAAAAAGAATAGAATCATCAAGCGCTATTGGTTTTGCTCCTGATGTTAATTTATCATCTGTAGGTAATGTAATTAATATGGAAGATCCTAGTATTGATAATCCAAATTTATTAGATGCAGTTACTGAGTTATTTAATAGAAAAGAAAAAGTTATTTCTAAAATGAATATCCATAAAACACAAGTAAAACAATTTGTAAAAATTTACAAAGATGTAATTACTGGTATTTACAATGGCGCGTATAGAAGTTACAATTCGTCAGATTTAGCAAAATTTGAAGCATACACAAGATTTTTACATGAACAAAATTTGGTTTCTGATGAAACTTTAAATTATGTTTTGCAAGAATATATGATGTTGTCAGAAAATATTTCATTGTCAAAAGCAGTTCAAGATATAACAAACGCAAAAGATACTCCAGATGAATTAGTTGATATGACTACTTTAGGGTTTGATAAAATTGCTCAATTGTTTTTAACACCTGCTAGTTGGTCAATGCACAAACAACAAATAGGTAAGATGTTTTATCAAATGAATCAAAAATCTGATAATATGCTTACTGATGCTGCAATGACTAAATTAAGTGCTAAAAATTTATGGAATGCTGTTTTAGAAGAAAGAAATTTAATTAATAAAGGGTTTTTAGCCGGACTTAAAAATAAAATTCGTTTAAATAAAAATACAGAACTTGATTTAATGAATAGATTTTCTAAATCAGGACCTAATGGAACGCGCGTATTTAAAACAATAGATGAAGTACAAAATGAAAATTTTACCATGGCAGAAATGAAATATTACAATTTTGTTTCAAGTAAAATGGAACAAATAATGAATGATATTTTTATGACTAAAAAAATAGGTGGTAATCCATTGTTAGGTGATTCTTATTTATATCAATTTTACAAAAAAAATGAAGAAACAGAAGAATATGAATTACAACAAATTCCTGTACCCGCTTCGGGAATGAAATACAATTCATTGTTAAATTCATGGTTACATACATTTAAAGGTGAAAAAAGGAAAAATTGGAATCAATTAGTCATTGCTTATCAATTAAAAGCCTATGGAAATAAATTAATTGCTTTTGAAGATCCTAACGATAAAAAACGTAAAGTAAAATCAGTTAATGATTGGGTTGATATTATTAGTCATTTTCCAAATGCTCAAGCTTTGCAATACATGAACCAAATTAATGAAATAGCGAAAAATCCAAATAATGCCGGAAATATTAAAGGATTTAAACGTTTCAAAAGAAAAATCAATTTACGTTCAATGATTGTAGGTAAAGATATTTACCAAAAAGAAGCTGATGTAAGCAATGATTTAAACTATAATTTTAGCACTTTTCTTGATGAAGTTCATGCAATTCGTATTGGCCAACACGTAAATTCTTATGCAGATGCATTTAATTACATTATTGGCAATACAATTGAAAAAGATGCAGATCAAAGTTCAGCAAAAGCTATTATTGGTGAATTTATTGACAGTAAATATTTCAATAAATCAAACGCTAAAAAAAGCAAACAAGATTTATTGGGCCGCAAAGCAATAAAAGTTTTAAATGATTACATGACTTCACTTGCATTAGGATTTAATTTTTCGGCTCAAATAGTGGATTTAGTAGCAGATACATTGTCATTAACAATAGATAATGGTGAACTTAAAAAATCATACCAAGGGATAAAAACTGGTGTAAAATTGTTGACCAAAAACACTGAAACACAAAACAAAAACATATTTGCTTTTTTTGATGGACTTAAAAATATTGATAAAGTTAAAAAGATTTTAGCAATTGACAATGTACTTCCAGAAGGTGTATATGAAAATTTAAAACCCGGATTAACTGACAAAATGTTAAACAGCATGTATGTAATGTATAAATTTAATGATTACATAAAAATGATGTCAATTGTTGGAGGTGAAATATCTGAAAGTGCTTTTACTTCTATTTTTGATAAAATAAAAAATGGTGAGTCATTAACGGATAATCAAATGCAAGCAATTAATTCTGCCATGGCAAAATATTTATCATTGGCTGGAGGTGTGAGTAAATCTACAAGTATTAGGCATCAAGACACGCTATCGTCACAAATGCTTAAATTTAAAACATGGGTTGTTCCAGCATTTAATAGAAAATGGGGTAATGTCGCTGCAAAATCAGGTGAATACACAAATAGACCAGTTTATAGTTCATCGGTGCTTTTAGCTTTAAATTTTTTACATAACAAAACTGGAAAAGATGTTTTTAAATTAAATGATCAAAATCAAATAGCAATTGATTCATACACTAGAGAAGACATTGCTAAAATTCAAAAAGCTTTAGCTATGAATATGTTTACTATTATGAGCACATTGGCATATTTAAGTATGGCTTATTGGGATGATGAAGAAGATGAAAATGGTATCAAAGAATTAATTAAAAACCATAAAAAAGCAATTGAATATGGAAAATTTGATTATTTGTTAATGTTCTCAATTTTAACTCAAGCATTAATTGGAGCAAATCCAATAGCAATTTTAGCTGGTTTAGTAATATCATCATTAGGGCCTCGTATTCAAGATATGTTTATTCCTGTAAGTGAAAAATCAAAATACAATTCACAATTTGCTAAAATTTTAGATAAAGCAACACCAATTGGAAACTTGATAGAATCTATAAATCCTGATTATTTATTAAGTGATTACAAAATAAATGAAAAGAAAAAATGGGAACAAAAACATGGATTTAAACATTTTATAGATAAAGTTTCTAATTAATTATTATTTTTGAATATGCCATTACAACTATTTATAGACATTGCTCAACCAAATGGAATTAATCTTTTAGTTAAAGATATTTCAGATAATGCAGATTATATAGACGCTTTTCCATCAAGTGGAAAAGGGTCTGTATATGCTCATTTTATTGGTATAAAACATTCAACTGGGGGTTCATTTAGATATAGAATACAAAAAAGCAATCATACGTCACCTGATTTACCAGTAAACGAAAAATTATATGTAAACAATGATTTTTTAGAAATGACAAATCCTGTAACATATTCACAAGGTTTTGTATTAACCAAACCGTTAGGTTCGACACAAATTAATAAATTTATTGATGGTATCTATGAGTTTGTTTATGGTGTAGGTTCTTATACAGCTGGAACAACACTTGCTGCAAACAAAAAATACTACATAATAAAAGGTGCCGTTGCAACATTTAATAGTGTTGATTTAACTATTCCTGATAATTCAATAATAGAAACTACTGCATCTGGAACTTTTGCAAGTCCCGGTGAATTTGTAGAAATTAAAGAAGGTGTAAATGGATATGAAACGGCTGGTATTTTTATGCTTTCAGCTGATTTGCTTAAAGATTTTGCTAATTGTTTAATTAAATTAAATCAAACAAAAAACACAGGAATTTACAATCAAATGTTAGATTTAATCAATGCTTTTAGAACAGCATATGATAGAACTAAAGCACTTGTTATTGTAGATGATTATACTGAAGCTGTAAATTCTTTTACTGATTGTAGGGCTATTTTAGATCAAATTTTAAAAATAATGTAATGAAATTACAGTCACAGGTAAACTTAGCTTATTTCAATTTAAATATTTCTGCGGGTGAAATGTCAAAAAAACATATAGCAGGAATTAGAAAAGGCTATAAAATGGAAAAAGAATTTTTTGAATTAAACAATATGTTTAACTTAAAATTTATATTTGACAATTGTTTAGCATATATGGATAATGAACAAATTAGCCAAATATGTGATTTTAGTAACCAATATAATTACAATCAATAAATGGGAATAGTTACGGCTCCAAATTTTACACAACCAGAAATAGGAACAAGTTATCCGGGTGATGGTAGGGTTTTAAGGCAAATAGTTTCTAATATGTTTGGTGCTTCTTCAGTTTTAAGAATTGAAATTGCTAAAGAAGGAATTGCGGGAACAAAAGGTTGGTCTCCAATTTTTGCAATTGAAACATCAGGAAATAATGCTTATTTTAAAGTTGTTGATTATGTTGGCGGTGAAGGAACAAAACCCTCAATACCAGCAAATGCTTATATTGGAGCAAGTGGTTTAGTTGCTATTGGAAGTGCTTTAAATATTCGTGGAATACAAGGTTTAACAGGAAATGGTATAACTAACACTTCATACAATTCATCAAATGGAAAAATAACAATTACGTATAGTAATTCTGAAACTTTTTTAACGGATGATTTAAGAGGTGGTGTAGGGGTTGGTATAAGTGACATTCAACAAACAGAACCAACACTAATAAAAATAATTTTATCTGATACAACAGAAAGAACATTTACAGTTCCTACTATGGAAGGTTTTGATGGTTGGTCTCCTATTTTAGCAACTGAAACTGTAGATGATAAAATTGTTTTAAAATTATACGATTATACTGGTGGAGAAGGAGCAAAACCATCAATACCTGAAGAATGTTATTTAGGAGAAAGTGGTTTTACTTCTGCTTCATTAGCAACAAACATAAAAGGACCTACAGGAATTGGAGAACCCGGTGTTGGAATAGAAACTATTAGCTATGAAAATACAACTGGTAAAATAACATTTACATTAACAAATAGCGAAACATCAATAACAGATGATATTCGTGGTAAAGATGGTTTTGGTTCTAAAAAAACAACTATAGAAACAGGAACAGATTTAAATACAATATTGAGTGAAGGTAGATATTATGTAGCAAATGTTAATAGTTTAGCAAATAAACCATCTGGAGTATCAGAAGGAAGTTGGGCTTTTATAGATGTAATAGTTTTTGAAACATCTATTTTACAAGAAATAAAAGAAAAGGGCCTTACACATTATATGCGTGCTAGTGATAATAGCGGTTTAACATTTAATGCTTGGAGAAGTTTTTAACAATTAAATTATAAAATACAATGTTTAAACATTTTAACACAGAACAAAGCGCAAGTTTATTTGGAAGAATAATAGCTACTGTTCAAAATTTTGCTTATTTAAGAGTAAAAGTAGATGCAAATAGTGCTTTTTTTGGAGGCGATAATGCACCAAAATATTATAAAGCAGGTGACACAATTGCTGATTGTAATGGTTCTTATTTAATCGCTGATGCTGACACAACATTTACTGAATTAACAGATTCAGAAGATAAAAACATGTTAGGTAATAGTTATTTAGGTAATTTTATTTCTGCTACCGTTTTAAAAGAAGGTAGAATAATTAAAGCCAACATGGATAAAAAAATTAAAAAAATTGTAGTAAACACCGGAGCAATCTGGGTAATCAATTAATAATATGCCAGGATATGGATACGGATATGGAATAAAAAATGTTGTTACAAGTGCTTTAAAGGCATTGGTAAACGCATTTCGCGCTCGTGTTTTTGCCGATGGTGGCACATTTGAAGGTGAAGCTAATTTACTAAATCAAAACTTAGCAAATATCAATGATGCAAGTTTTGTTTATGTGCCTTCAAGTTGGAAACCAAGTAAACTATATGCTTTAAAACCCACTAATGGCAGTGGCGATTTAGTATTTTCAAGAGCTTCGTTAGTTTACCGAAACAATGCAAGTAATGTATTGGAGCAAATGGCTTCTAATATTGGCCGTATTCATTGGATTAATGGTGTGCCAACCCTTTTAATTGATCCAGTAAGAACAAATTTGTTTGTCAGGTCTGAGGATTTGCCCAATTGGATTGGATTAAATCAATTTTGTTTAACAGCCTCAAATGTTGCAGACGCTCCCAATAATACAACCACAGCAGATAAATTAATAGCGGATAATAGTACTAATCAACATAGAGTAGGTCAATTTGTTTCTGTGGCTGCTGCAACATATACAGTTTCTGTTTTTGCAAAAGCTGCTGAATACGGATATTTAAGTTTAGGTCAAGGCGGTGGAATTGCTGGCGGTGATGTAATATTTAATTTAATAAATGGTACAATTGGAGGAACAAATACAAGCTCTGTAAACCCTGTTATTGCAGCGGTAGGAAATGGTTGGTATCGCTGTTCTGTAACGGTGACTGTTTCGGCAGGTAATTCTTTTTTCTGGATGGTTGTCCGCGACTCCAATTCATCAGCTAGTTATACTGGCGATAATTCGAAAGGAATAATAATATGGGGTGCTCAGATTGAATTAGGCGCATTTGCAACTTCTTACATCCCTACAACAGCATCAACAGTTACTCGTGTAGGTGATGCAGTATTTAACAGTAACGCCACGTCATTTATTGGCCAAGATGCAGGAACAATTCTCGTTAATTATAGACCCTATGCATTTGGCTTGAGTACTGGGCGAATAGTGGTAAGTACTGATGATACGCTAAATGATAGAATTTGGCTAGCTTATAATACAAATAATACAATTACTTGTTTTATTAGAAATACTAGCGGAGTGATTTACATCGCCAATTCAACAGCTTTGCAAGTTAATGGTTTGAACAAAATAGCTATTGCTTATGCAAATGGAGATATAAGAATTTATTTGAATGGGGTTCTTGTTTTAAGTTCTTCAGCTGCTTTGGTTTTTGCACAGCCTAGAAATAATTTGTACATAGGTTCAGCCGAAATCAGCAATAATTTGAACCAAATATACATTGATTCTTGTTCTGCGTACATGACTGCTCTCCCTAATTCAGAATGCATTAATATAACTACCTAATGAAAGAATATAAACTCTCAGCTCAATCTGTTGAGCAAATAGAAGCTTTTTTATTGGCAAATTTCAATTTCGAATTCAAAGGAAATAGTAGTATGGTTAATCAAACTGACTGTTTTGTTTTTATAAACGAAAATGGTCAAATACCAAATCAAATAAATATTGAAACTGGTGAAGTAATAAGCTGGTTAGATGGTTTGCATTTTGATATTTTAACCAATAAAGATTTAACAATACCTGAAGGAATTAACCAACATTACCCATCAGAACCAAAACACCAATTTGCATAATGAAAGAATTATTACATAAATACGCACTGCCGGTATTGGCATATATGATAAGTTATTTTAGCCCAGCTTATCCTATGATGTTGGCAATTGGCTTTTTTTTAGTAGCCGATTTTGTAACCGGAATAATGGCTGCAAAAAAACGAGGAGAAGAAATTTCCAGTAAAAAAATGCGGCCTACCATAACCAAAGGTATTGGCTATATGATAGCTATTTTAGTAGCGCATGTTTTTCAACAAAATTTTTTAAAAGACATTGAAGTGTTAAAAATAGTTTCAGGGCTTATTGCTTTTATTGAAGTAAAAAGCCTAGACGAAAATTTTAGGGATATAACAGGAAAATCTTTATTTAAACAATTTATCAAAAAATAACAAACTATGATTTATTTAAGTGCAGGCCACAACCCAAAAGGATTAAAACCAGATCCAGGAGCAATAGGAAATGGATTTAAAGAAGCTAATTTAACAGCTCAATTACGTGATTTAATTATTGCTGAATGTAAAGCATTAAATGTTGTTGTTCAAAGTGATTCAGATAGTGATAATTTAGTAACAGTGCTGCAAAAAATAAATAGTAATGAAACAGATGTTGTTTGTGATTTACATTTTAATGCAGGAACTGCATCTGCTACTGGTATAGAAGTTTTAATTCCTACACGTTTTACAATTCAAGAACAAGAAATTGCACGTAAATTGACTGTAATATTGTCAAGCGTGCTGAAAATAAAAAATCGTGGTGTAAAAACCGAAGGTGATAGTCAACATGGAACACTTGGTATTATGCGTGAAAAAGGAATTAACATATTAATTGAAGTTTGTTTTATTTCAAATTCAAATGATATGAATTCTTACGTTATTAATATCAATAAAGTAGCTAAAGAAATTGCATTATTGTTAATTGAAGCAGAAGGATTAATAAAATAAAATAATATGTTAGTGTTTCCTGAAGATAGTGTAAGTATTCAAAGAAGAGAACTTTGCAAAATTATAGAAGCAAAATATGCTCCAGTAATTGTGGCACCGCCAGTTGTTGAGGAACCTAAAGTACCAAAAAAAAGATTAACACTTAACGATATTGATATTAAACCTAAACCTAAAAAACAATCATTAGAAAATGAGTTACGAATCAAAAACAACCTTGACAACAATAATCCTAGTGTTCTTAATTTGTTTTAGCAGTTCACTTTGTCTTTATTTATCTTTTAACCTATTTGAACTAAAAGAAGATTTGGATTTAGCTAATGAACGATTAAGTGTTTATGAATCAATTAAACCTAAACCTGAGTTACAAAAGAAAAAAGACTCTTTAATTATAGAACAAAAAGAAAACGAAAACCAATTAATTCAAATAAAACATGAAACTAAACTTAAAGATGAAGCTATTGTTACTATGTCAAATGATAGCGTTGTGTTGCTTTGGAAGCGATACATTAAAGATACAAGTTATTGGAAAAGATACTTTTCATTTGATTAAAACAGATGAATTAAGAAAAGGAGTAAGAGCTTTTCAAATGGTTGAACAAAAACAAAAAATGATTGATACATTGTATAAGGGTAATCTAATCCTTAAAAACAGAATATCAACTGACAGTTCAATTATTATTGATAATAAGATACAATTAGCCGATTCATCGTTTTTGTTAGCTCAGGAACGAAAAAAAGTAGTAACTTTAACTAAACAAGTTACAATATTGAAATGGCTAATACCTCCATTAATAATTTATGTACTAACAACTACTTTTTTGAAATAAAAAAAGCCCAATCAAAATTAATTGATTGGGCTTTTTTAATGCTAAAACTTACGTTCTTTTTCCATTCGTTTTAAACATTGCAACATTGTTTCGCCAGTTTTTATTTCATAATTACAACCAATGCAACCACCTTTCCATTCACCTTTTTGTTTTCCAACTTCTTGATCAAATTCTATATCAATAAAAGTACTTTTTTTAGCAAATAATGAGGTCCATTGAAACCATAAAGGGCGCCATTCCGTTTCAACCATTGATAGTGTTGCATTAACAGTTGTGCCGTCATAAGAATCAATATAAGGATGCGTTTCTTTATATTTATAAATTTTTAACCATTCGTAACTTCCTACATTAACACCATTCCATTCTTTTGGATTTTTTTTTGTTTCATGATGCCAATAATTAGGATTACCTTTAATTAAAGTTGATCTTCTTATCCATGTTGGATCCCAAGGCATAGTAAATGTTTTCCATTTTCTGCCGCCTTCATAATTACCACTACCACCAATATAAAGCCATATTTTATTACCATGGTAATTAAAACCCCATGCAGCACTGTCGCAATCTTGAATTCCCGTTTTAATTGGCAAATGAATAAATACACGTCCCCAACCAACAAATAAAAAAACAACTAAAAATAACCACCATAATGAATAAAATGGCAGTATTAATAGTCCTATTAAACTTAAAATAGAAGTTATAGTTCCTACAATTGTAGGACGTTCATCAAAGTATGCTGCTTTTTCTAAATAAAGGCCGTTACTAAATGTTGGGTAAAATGAAATCCAGCCTTTTAATTTAGTGGTATCATCTCCTGTTAAATATTTCATATTTTTAATTTGTATGATTTTTTGTTCTGATAATTGTTCTGATTTAATTTTTAAATTCCAACATCACTTATTGGATCTAAAATGGTTTAGTTGTTTCGGCAATATCTAATTGTTTAATACGATATAATTCAAAGCCCAAAGCAAAACGTGCTTCTGTTAAATGATTGTAAGCATTTGTTCTTGCTATACTAATTTCTCTATTTAACATTGGAGGATTAGGTGCATTTCCTATTTGTTTTACTTCAATTACTATTTTTTCAATTTCTTGTCTTAACCAATCTACTTTTTGAATGTGGTTAAATGAAAGTAAATATTCTTCTGGGATTAATCCTTTTTCTTTACCTAAAACATGAGTTTGATTAATTTGATGATGTGTATCAGCAGCTGGTTCAATATCGTCAACATTGTTTCTTTTTCCATCATTTGCATAAGGTGTTTGTTCCCCTAATTCTCCTAATAATTTACCCAACCATGCTTTTGCATAAATAAGAGAATCAAAAACTTTCTCTATTTCTTTTGAGTTAATCTTCTCAAACATTACATGATCTGCTATTTTATGTGGGTATTCATGGGCATATCCTACAATAGTTTTTCTATTTGGTTTTAATTCTTTTACTAATTGACTTAATCCATCAATTTTAACTCTTAACTCTTTAATTTGTTCTTGCATAATTTTTGTGTTTATTTGTTTATTCTGATGTGTTATTCTGATAATTGTACTACAAATTGTTTACATAGGTTTTAAGTTCAGCTTTGTATGTTTCTTTTTCTTCTTTTTGAAGTAAAAGTAATTCTTCATGCAATTCATCATCAAACATATCTTGAATTGCATTATTACAAAGTTTAATAATTTGTTGTGGCTTAACTGCATCTAACTCAACTTGACCTAAACCGTTCCAATTTGCAGCTCTTGAATCTGTTTCTTTTGTTGGGGCTGGTGGCAAATTCCATTCAATAACTTGTTGTTCATTTAAAGCAATAACTTTAATGTTTACATCAACACCAAATTTAATAAAGTTTTCTTGAATAGAACGTGGAATATCTTCACCACTTGCATCATAGTCACCAAAATAAAGAATTGTAACTTTTTTACCAGTTTCAATAACTTTTTTATAACGTTGAACGGATTCATGTAAAAATGTAAGTGAAGGATAACCTTTGCACGCACCAAGGGCAACATCCCAATCGTTACAAGTAGACTGAAAAACACCTTGTAAAGCTTTTTTTTCAATAAATACTTCAACATAATTAGGTTGATTTTCCCATTTATTTTTGCTATAATTATTCATCCAAGCTGTTACTTGTAGTTTTCCTAATTGAATTTCTTCATAAAGATGAGTTGTTTGATAAGCTGTTTCGCCAATCATACCTCTGTCAAGGTCTGAAAATTGTTCAAAATCTATTTGTTCATTCCATCGGGCCTCAATCATTGCATTAACTACTTTTTTGTAGTGTGCTAAATCATTTGTCATTCCAATAGAAACTAATTGATAGTGAAGTCCTCTTAAAGTCAAAACACCATGTTCATATTCAGAACAAATGTTAATTGAATTATCAATAATCCAGTCTTTTGTAAACTCTGATTTTATTTTTTTCATATTACATTACAATTATTTCTTTTTCTTTTACATCGTAACTGCGGTACGCTTGAAGCTTAGTATTATATATCCTAATTTCCATTTTCATTAAACTTTCAATTGTTTCTGCGCTAGCCCTATGTAAAGCATACTCTCTTGTAATATCAACCCATGTTTCAGGGTGTATAATCATAATTTCTGGTTTTTTTTCATGAGATTTTTGTAAAAACTCAAGTACTTTTTGGCACAATAAATCTACTATAGTCATTTTTTTGTTGATTTAAGAGGTTTTCTTCTTTTGCATATCCATCAATAACTGTTTCAAGCATTTTTGAAATTGTATGGTTTTTACGGTAGTGGCCGCTTTTAGTTTTGGCAGTAAAACCTAATAAAGAAAAATGCATTCTTTCCATGTGAAGTAAATCATCAATCATGTGCATATCTCTATTAGCTGTTTCAATGTCTGAACCATTTTCCATAGCTGCTTTAACAAATAAAAAAGCTTCTTCTGTTTTTACAATGGCAGTGCCAAAGGTTTCACTTGCAACCCTTGGCGTCCATGTTTTTTGATTATTCATTAGAATAGAATTTGATAGTTTTAAAATTGTTCTGATAGTTGTTCTTATAATTATACTGTTATACTAATACAGCTTTGTCAAAATCAATAAGTATTTTATCAATTTTGCTTATTGGTTCAGATACTCGTGTAAATCCATTAACAGAACAAATCATTACTATTCCGGGCTCACACTCATAATATTTAATAATATCATGTTTTCCTGCAATTAATACACGCCCTTTAAACAAATCCATTTTTTCCGTTTTAGAATTGTTAGGAGTTAAATCCCATTCTTCTTCTGTAACAGTATTTGGAATAAATGCCAAATGACATTTTAAAAACACTGCTAGTTGAGTGTTTGGTGGTTTGACTATTTCTTTTTCTTGTTTTTTAGCCCAAATAGCTTTCCATTTTTTTAATAACCATTCTTTTTTTATCATGCTTGAATTTCTCCTTCAGGTTCAAAATTATAACGTTTTTTAAGCAAATCCTTAATAATTGTGCTGTTTTCAGAAACATTGTGTTTTGTTCCGGTCATTTCATTAATCATGTTTCTTTTGAAATTGATTAATTCTACAATGTCAGAATCAATAGTATCAATACCAACAAAGTAATTAGCACTAACTGAGTTCTTTTGGCCAATACGATGAGCTCTTGCTTCAGCTTGGTCATGCATTGCTGATGTCCAATCAAATTCTGCAAACACTTCATTACTAGAAGCGGTTAAAGTTAAACCAACAGATGCAGCCCTAATTGATAAACAGATTGACATTTGTTTAGGGTCGTTTTGAAACATATCAACATATTTTTGTCTATCTTCAATTTTTGTGGCTCCAGTAATAAGTAAATTGGAATTTAAACGTTTGGTGTATTCATGCAGCACTTCGCGGTGATATCCAAAAAGAATAATTTTTTGATTTTCATCAAAAGCACTTTTACAATATTCAAGAATAGCTTCAATTTTACCTCGTGCTGATATTTGTTTAAGAATACCCATTTTAACCAAAATTTCAGCGTTCATAGCAGCTTTAATTTTTCGGTCACTCATTTCTTTAACTTCTTTGAGATAATTTACAAAGTCATTTTCGGCTCTATTGTATTCTTCGCGCGTGGTAATGTCAACTTTAACATAATTTCTTACCAAATCAGGTAAATCAGTAAGCACGTCTTTTTTTTCGCGCCTAATCATTACAGAACTGCGTAATTTGATATTTAATTCGTCAAGGTTATCTCCACCATGTTTGCCACAATACCTATCCCTAAATTTTTTTTCAGTATTTATATCTTTTAGCATATCAAGAATTTTTAATTGAGGTATTAATTCAGCTGGTGCATTCATTATAGGAGTACCTGTAAGTAAACATCTAACATCTTTGCCAGTAGCCATTTCTAAAACCTCAGTAAAACGTTTTGTTTTGTCGTTTTTTACATTATGACTTTCATCTACAATAATTGACTTAAATCTATCTTTAAAAGGTAAAAGTTTTTTTACTCCTTCATAGTTAATAATAACAACATTGGCAATAGACAAAACGGTATCTAAAGGATATTTTGAATTATAAAATACATATGGTTTATGGCTAGTAAATTTTTTCCATTCATTTTCCCAATTGTATAGTAACGATTTTGGTGCCACTACTAAACAAGGAAAAGACAAATGTGACATCACAATTCCAATTGATTGAATTGATTTACCAAGTCCCATTTCATCAGCAATAAGTATTTTTTTAGCTTTATTGCCAAATTGTATTCCAGCATTTTGATAAGGATATGGTTCTATTTTAAAACCATTAACTTTAAAATCAGATACAACCATTTGAGAAGCATTGATTTTTTCAGCATTACCAAAAAGAAATTCAGTAGCATTTTTATGAAATGAAAATTTATGCATTAAAGCAAAATCTCGAATAGCTTTTTTTTCTGAAGAATCTATTTCCCACCATTTTTCTTCTGAGCGCCATTTGTAACTTGTAAATGAGCTTTTTACATTAACTACCATATTAGCAGAATATGGAAAACAAAGAAAAAATTTATTGTTATAGAAAAATATTTGATTCCAAACACGTTTTGATCTAAATTCTTCAATATCTTTTTTAATAATAGCCATTTCATCAGCTAAATATTTTAAATGCTCAAGGTCAAAACCAGCAGCGGGTACACTTTTAAAAGGGTCTTCAATAGGGTTTAAAACTTCTGTTTCAAATTCTTTGTCCCAATCTTTATAAACTATTCTGTTATTAATGTACACTGGAACATTAATTCTCCTAACGTGCTTTTCCCAATTGTTTAAATAACTGCTAATTTTGCCTGTAAGAACTTCTTTAACGGCTCTATCCATTAAAATACCAGTGTACAAAGTGTTGTCTTGTGCTCTTAAATACCAGCGTTTTTTTTCGTTGTATTCATTATCATCTAATGAAAAAAACCATTGGCAAAAAGCAATTCTATAATAATTGTTTTCTGATAATTGTGAGGTTGTTCTGATAGCTAATTCGTCACCAAATTTTTTAATTTGAAGTCGTGTCTCCTTTGGCACGATAGGCCTTAAGTTCTCTTGATTGTTCATAAAGTTTTGAAATATTAAATTGTTTAGTTTGTAAAATTTGTCCTTCAATTTCTGCCATAAAATATGCAGTTTCATTGTCTGCATCAACAGCTACTTTAATGCCATGATAAACATTCATTGAATAGTTAATTCGATAATCTTTTTTTACATTAAATTCCTCATTAAATGGATTAGGGTAATTGTTATCAAAATATCCTGTTACAGCATCATTTTTTATGTCAGCAAATAAAACATTTCCATTACAGCTTTCAATAGCTTCTAAAGTTGAAGCGTAAGTTTGTTTAATATGGTTCATTAATGAAAAAATTTTATTTAACAATTCGGCATTATTATTCATGTTAATAAGAATTGCTTCATCGTTTCTTTTTTCCATGTAAAAAACAGCATATTCCTGGACCTGCAAAAATGATTTTTTTGATTCTTCAGGTGCTAACAATAGCAATGCTTCATCAAACGATATTCCTTTGTTAGAAGCATCGTAAAAAAGCTTTAATTCTTCAGTTGTAAGAAACATTATTTTCTTTTTTTAGGTTTTATTCTGTTAGGACCTCGTTTAGAAACCATGCAAGTTGTGTTGGGTTTTTTAGTCTTAAGTTCCGTATTTAATTTATTCCATTCATTCCACCAAAAATGATCCCATTGTTTCATTGTTTGAACACCAAAATACATAACATTAACATCATTTTCCATTGTAAATGGAAGCATATTCATACCAGCATATTTAAACTTTTTCATATTGTAATGGTATAATTCCGTTAAAATTAAAAAAATAACCTAAATTAGTTTGCTGTGTTTCCCTAATTCCTGTGTAAAGCCAATTTATAGCCAAATTTGCAATGAATTTATTGATAAACAAATTTTGTTTCAATAAACTTTCTGCCATTGAACAACTGTGTGTTTCTTTTGGCTCAGGTAAATTAGGAAAATGATCAATAAAAGTTTTATCTTCAGTTTTAAATCTAGTAACAATGACTTGACCAAAATCGTAACCATTGCCACAATCAATTAATAAATAAGGTCTGATACTATCACTATATAAACGATTGTAAAATTTTGGTGATTCTTTAAAATGAGTAGCAATTTCGCATCTTGATTTTACTGTGTCAGAACATACAATGGTAATATTTGCAAAATTTAGGTCATAATATTTAGCTTTTGCTTCCCAATTTAAAGAATAGTATCGGTTGTATTTTTCGACTAAACAAATAGCTTTGTTTTCTCCTATATCAGAAAAATTAAAATTTTGTCTTCCAACATTTGATTCAGTTACATTGTCAGGGTCATAAACTGTAACCATTAATCCAGGACGGCCAGTGTTAATTAAATACAAATGCAATGCTGCTAAATCGCCTACAACATAACCACCAGTGCCGCCAGCTCCAACTACATTAATAGTAATTGGGTGTCCGGGATTTAATAAGTATTTGTGAATTTCAAAACTGTTTTCCATAAATTTTCTTTTGATTTTGAATAAGTAATTTTTATCTGATCATGGTTAAATTTTCCATCAAAAAACATTTCTTGAGTTTCTTTGATTACTTCTTTAAATGTTTGACTTTTTGGCCTTGGACACGTACCAATACAAACAGTTCCACTATTAACATTTGAAAAATTAATAGGAATCATTATGGCATTTTTAGCCAATGTATCGTATTTAAATATTTCTAAATGATCTTTATTCTTATCGTAAAACCAAATCATCTTTGGAAAATTAATTTTTAATTCTCCTGATGTATGATAAATGGTTTTTGTTTGTTCTGGTGTTGTAAATACAATTCTATAACTATTGATAATAGGAATGTAACCAACTAAATTTTTAGGAGTTACACCGCATAATGTTTCACCAATTTTTGTTTGAATTGATATTTTTTGTAAAAAATCTTTTGTTATAGGTTTAAATGCACCTATCTCACCGTTTTCTACGTTAGCGTATTCGCTGTATTTATCATCGTAATAAACCAAAACGTGTTTTGGAGTAACTAAACCGTCAAATTGCATAATTCGTTATATAGGTTATTAAATTCAAAAATAGATTGTTTTATTTTTTCTTGTTTTTTTTTATCTAAAATAACTCTAAAATATAGCCCGTCATGCCCGTCATAATTATAGGAATTAAATTCTTTTGATAAATTATCCGTATTAAGTGTAATTATAGATTCAATAACAAAATCTGAAACATCATAATTGTAGTTATGTTGATAAAAATCTGGTTCATTGCCAATACCAACTCGTAAATATGCAGTTGGTATTAAACAGTCTTCTTCAAAAGCATTTGGATTAATTATACAATCTCCTAAATGAAAGTTTTTAAATAATTTTTCCCAACGTTTAATTAAATCTTTTTGAGGAGCAGTTAAATTTTTTGGTTTTTTTGTACAAACAAAATCCCAACCAGTAGCAAAAGCAGTTCCATCGTTATATTTTTCAAATTTAATTTTAGCTATTTGAGGAAAATTTTCAGAAAAATAATCATTAAGTATCGAGTTTTCTTCTGACATTTCCATTTCACAAAATGATTCAAATGGAAACATATCATTAACCTCATGAATAAAACCAATACCTTTAGTTTCTAAATAATAACAAAAATAACTTGTAGCATCAAGATTGTAATCAAAGAATTTGTAAAGTGCCAATAAATTGATATACTGTTTAGGGCTTTCAATGTATTCGTGAATTACAGTAAGTTGATTATTTTGAAAGAAATAATCAAGGTTTTCATCATCTTCTTGTAATTGTTGTGTTACTTCTTGAACATATTCTTTAAGTGAATTACCTTTAAAAGTATAATTTTTATATTCAGATATCCAAATCATATAACAAGCCAGTTCACTAAGTCCTGTATGATTGTCATATAATTGAGGTACAACTTTTACTTCAGTTAATATACCGGATTTTTGAATTTTGCTTCTAATGGTTTTCCAGTCATATTCCATGGTAGAACTATAAATTTAATTTCTTTATACTGTTCTTTATACTCTTCGTTGTTCTGATTTTCTTGTTCTGATTTTATTTCTTTCTCAGTTTTATTTCCGTACTTCAAACTTAATTGAAGTACGGAAATAATTTTTGTTTGGTTATCCATGCGTTCCGGCATTTTTACCTAATTTAATTATCCTTTTGTTACCTTGTGTAGTATCAGAAAGAACAGTGGCATTTATAATAGCAGGTTTTTCATTTGCTAAAAATGCTTTAGCTCTATCAATACTCATATTAGGGTTTGGGTCACTATATTCTTGACCTTCAAATTCAAATATTCTTCTTATTAATGTAAATTCCATATTGCTAATTAAAATAATTTTTCTTGTGCTGGTGCTGTTGTTTCTTCTGTTTTTGGTTCAGGTTTTTCTTCTGTTAAATTAGCAACTGTATTTTGTTGTTCAGCATGACTGTTATTTTCATCATCATCATCATTTTCTTTACCTAATTCTTCAGGTTTTAGTTCTAAACCTGATGTTTCTTTTTTGGCAACTGTTGGTTTTTTAGTTTCCGGCTTTTTTTCAGTTGCTTTTTTAGTAACTTCAATTTTTTTACTTTCTTCTAATTTAGCAAGGTTTTTATCGTAAACATTAATATTGCTAATTAGTGGAAGGTTCTTTTTAAGCTTAGATGCTAATTGTTCACCAAATTTATCATCAATAGTATTGATATGGCCAGCAAAGTTTAATGATGGAAAATCAGTATTTCCTTCTTTTGCTTTTGGAGAAATTTGAATTGTTACGTTATTGCCATCTAAGGCAATAACTAATTTTAAATCTGAAACATCTAATACGTCTTTAAGTGCTAAAATGAAGTTTTGCATAATTATTTATTTAGTTTGTTAAGGTCGGCAATAATGTTTTTGTAGTTAAGAATAGTGTAATGTTTTCCATTCCAACCTAAATCGGTTGCCAGCGATCTTTTTTCTGTGTCTTTTGTATAGCCTACTAAAGTAGTATGGCCACTTTTTTCTGATACTAAACCATCGTATTCAAAATAGAATTTAAGTTCAGGAATAGCCCAATCAAACCTAAACTTACGTTCAGTATCAAATTGATATTCTTTTACCCAATACCATTTTGAGTTTTTAAGGGCTAATTCAATAAAATCTTTTGGATCAAGCTGTAATTTGTCTTTTGCTTTTTCCTGAAGATTGCCAATAACTTTATTAATTTTTTTTTGTGAAGGTTTTTTTTGTACTGATTTTTTATTTGTTTTTTTTGCTATACCATCATTTAATTCAAATCCTAAATTATTTAATGATTTTTGAGTCCATTTCATTACTTTCTATTTCTATTTTATATACAATTCTAGGATAATTTTGAAACTCAGCAAATACACTGTAATCCAATTCTTCTAAATTATAGCCAAAAAAATAAACCCCTTCATTAAGAAGGGTTTTACATTTTTTAAGCAACAATATTTCTTCAAAGTAATTGAAAATAATAATTGGATAAGGAAAGATGATACTTACCTTATTGGGTTTGTTCTGTTGTAGTAGGGGTTTGTCCTTCAACAAGCCCGGAAATAAGTTTATAAAACTTTGTTGTTGTTTCACTAATTTGATTGTCTTTAATTACTCCTTTTTCAACGGCTAAAATTGATAACTCAATACATTTTGCAGCTGCCATGTATTTACCATCATTACTAGGTGTAAATGTTCTGCCACTACTACCACCACCAAAATTACCTTTTTTGTCTTTTTCAACTTTAATTTTGTAATTGGTGTAATTGCCATTTACTTTGACTTCGCAGATAAATTCAACTTCTTGATTAGCAACAAAATCTTTACATTGTTCTGATTTAGTATGGTTTTCACCATAAGTTCCATCGGTAAAAGTAACTTTATGTACATAAATGTCACCGTCTCTTCCTTTGTACTTGCTTTTTGAGTGCTCAATTTGAGCTACTGTTTTCTTGTGTGTCCCGTTTGTTAACATGATTATATTTATTTAAATCGTCAAGTAGATTTTCTTTTGAATCAAAAAGCTTCAATGGTTTGTCTTTATTATACATGACATACGCAAAGAATGTTTTTATTTTTTCAACGTTGTCCTCAGTACTCTCAGGTTCATAATGTTTATTATACAATTTTATGGTTTTTAAACGATTGTAACAAATTTTCTCGCCTAATAAATACCAATATTTTTCACCCGGATTTTTAAAAAACGGGTGATCTTGAATTTTTTTAAGTTCTAGTTTCATTAAAATGGTGATTCAGTATCAGGTAATACATCATCTTGACCTGCTTCTGTAGGGTCACGATAAAAATAAGGAACACTTTCTATTGTAAGTGTTGTTGTTTCTGTTGGTTTTGCTGCTGTTGTTGCTTTTAAATCTTCTTCAAAAGTTACACTGATTTCTCCAAATTGCTCATAATGTGCCATAGCTTTACGGGTAGTAGAATCGTCTTCATCATTTAGAAACCTTACGTATTTACCTTCAAATTTTAAAGAAACTTTTGCAAGGGCGCCATGTCTAAATTTGCCAAACTGAACGCGTGATTTACCAGTTTTTTCACTATAATCAACAAACAAAACCATATCTGCATCTTGTTCAAGCGAACCTGATTCTCGTAAATCTGACATAATATAATCAGTAAAACCATCATCTTTAGTTCTTTTTTCACTTTCTCGTGATAACTGAGCTAAAGCTACTATTGGAACATTATGTTTTTTTGCAAATGTTTTTAAAGCAAATGATACTATTCCAATGTAATCATTTCTGGTTTTTCTTTCTAAATCCTTTGGAGTAGGAATTAATTGTAAATAATCAATAAAGAAAATCTGAACACCTTTTTCTATAACGTCCCTTTCCATGGAATTTAATAATTCATATAAATTAGGGTTTTTGTCGTTAATCAAAATTTTGTCATATATATCCTCATGAAATATTTTAATTAATCCTTTTTCTTCTTCTGATAGTTTGTTGGCTCGTAATGCATTGTTATCAATTTTAAGGTGACTTGATATTAATCTATGAACTAATTGTTCGCCTGACATTTCATAGGTATAAATAGCACTAGGAACTTTTTTAATGTAACACTCTCTTACACCATGAATCAATAAAATTGTTTTACCTCTTCCGGGCCTACCAGCAATTACAATTAAATCTGTGTTTTGAAAACCACCAGTTCTATAATCTAACAATATTAAACCTGTACCATGGCCTATTGTTGGCTTTTTGTTTTCTTCAACAACTTTAAGAACATTGGCTGAGTATTCTTTAATAGATGATGATGTTGTGTTTATGTCTTGTTCTAAATGCGTAAGAAACGTTTTAGTACTAGCAATTAAATCAAAAACATCTGTATCATCTTCATATGCCAAATTTGCATTTACAAAAAGTTTAGATATAACTTCCCTACAAATCCATTTTTCTCGAATAACAAGAGCATAATATTCAGTATTTCTACTTGTTGCTAAATTAGTAGTTAAACTTGTTACATAATATGCACCACCAGTTTCTTCTAAAAGACCTAATTTTTTTAACTCATGAGAAACAGTAATTATATCAATTGGGTTTTTTAAACGATAAAGATTAGAAATTGCTTTATATATATTCTGATGTTCTGGTTTGTAAAACATTTCACTTGTAAGCAAAGGAGAAACTTTATAAATTGAATCTTCTTGTAACAATATCATTCCAAGAACAATTTTTTCCATTTCTATAGTTTGAGGTGGAATTTTACCTTGATGAATAACTTCTAAAAGACGTTCATTTAACTGGTCTTTTTTTGTTGTTCTGGTTTTTTTTACTTCTACCATTAGGTTAAATCTGAAAAATTATATTCTTCTGTTTTGTTTATTAATTTTCTTCCTTCTTCGCAAAAATCAATAAATCTACATGCTCCAAATGAATTACCTTTACCAATACAGTTAAAATCATGCGCTGTAGGTTTAAATTCAGTATCGTTCATAATAGATTCAAGTAATTTTTCAAACTGTAGGAAGTTTGTTTCTGATACTTTTAACACAATTGTTTTGTGTAATGGTTTGTTGAAATCGTTGTGTTCAGTAATATGATACACAAAAGGTAAATGAACCCCTTTACCTTGAACTTTTAACGTCCAATGATAAAAACCATAAACATAAACAAGTGCTTGCAAAAAGTCTTTTTGCTTATCTTTTACATTCCAAACTTCATTAATTGATGCTGTGTATTTTGTATCAACAATAGCAACAAATGGATTTGGGTAATCTGGCAACGTAATTGTACCTATTACGTCAGGGTGAAAAACAAGTTCAAAGCCTGGCTTTAAATCAATTCTAAATTCTTCATTGGCATAAATGGTTTCAACAAAGATTTTTTTAGCTGACATAGCAGCATCATAGATTTTTTCTATGGTTTCGTTTTTTAACCTGCCAATTTTGTTGTTTTTAGATTTCATCCATTTGTCACACATATTAGGGACAATTTCAGAAGAAGTTCCACCAGTAGCCCAATATTCAAATATTGAACCTTTAAGCATATCATTTTCTGTTTTTTGTTTGAACTTCGGCTGGTGTAACGTGCTTAGATGGTATCGCTTGGCACAGGCCGGATAGTCTTTTAAGGTACTGTAGCGTAATGTTATCTTTTTTTCTTTTTTGCTTGTTATCTTTATTACTGCCATAATTGGTTAATTCTTCAATATATAAGTCTAAAAGTTTGTTTTCTGTTTGAAGCTTTTTAAGATGGAAATATTTGTTGTGTAACTCCTTTTCCATATTTTCAATATCATCAATTAAATAAAAGATACTATCTAGTTTAGAATTATAAACAGTTCGTAAGTTAGCTATGTCACCTTTAGTAACTACATCTTTTTCAATAGCATCTTTTATTCTCATGGTGCTAAATTACTACAAAATATCTTCTTCAACAATAATTTGTAAGTCTTGACCTTCTTTGTCAACCATTTCAACAAATGCTTGAAAGCCTGCTTTTCGGATTTCGTTCATTGTTTCATGGAAAGTTTTGTTGTCCATAAATGATGCATCAAACCTAACACTTTGTAGTTTAGAATTTGATTTCATGGCCAACTGAAGGGCTAATTTAGCAAGGCTAGCAGTGTTAATTTGTTTTTTGTTTAAAGGAAGTCCTTTATACAAAATTTCATCTTCAGTGATAGTAATTTCATCGGTAGAAGCAGCTTTAAACAATTCTGAAATACTAGCTTTGATTTCGTCAAGTCTTTTAGTTTTGGCTTTTGCTTCAATTGATTTTGTTTCAGCTGTTTTTGTAGTTTCAATACTAGTATTATACTCTTGAATATCCTTTTCAATGGCAACCATTAAAGAAGCGTCAGATTCAGTATTAGTATCGGCAACTAATTGATCTTTTTCTTCATTGTATTTTTTTAACAATAAAGTAGCATCTTCCTTAATTTTTGTTTCTTTTTTAAGGTTTTCTGCGTGTACTAAGTTTTCTTCACAGATTTTATTGTTAGCTTCTTTTAACTCAATGATTTTTTTTTCATAATCAGCGATTAATTCTTGATTACGTTGAACAGTTGAATTGTTAGAAGAAATTGCAACATTAATGTTTTGAATTACTTGAGCATTATTATTAATAAAATCATTACCTTTAATAATACTAGCTTGAACTTTAGCCAATTCTAATTTTTTAGGCTCCAATTCTTGAGCTTTTAATTTTAGTTTAGCTAATTCTTCTTTTTTGCTATCAATATAACCAGGAGCAAATTCCTTAATAAATTGCTGTAAAGTAGAAACTTCTTTATTTAAAAATGCTCTTTCTTCGAATACTTTTTTGTATTCAGCATCCAAATCAACAGTATCAATATTCAAAAAGTCTTTTAACATTTTGAACATTTCTTTTTCGTTTTTGGCATTAAGTAGTTTTTCAATGTCAAAACTAATAGTGCCAAACAATTTATGTAAATGCTCTACAGGTTTTGAATACTTTGCACCATCGGGAGTTGAAATACTCAAATAACCTTTTTCATTTGCCTTGGTAAAACTTTTTTGAACAATGTATTTAGTTCCACTTTCTTCATCACCAACTTCAATTTGAATTAAGCCATTTTCTTCACCGTCTCTAATTGGTTTAGGCGGCATATCTCCATTTGATAACACATCAAAAATAGAATCAATCAAAGAAGATTTACCGACCTCGTTAGGGCCGGTAACTATAATTGATCTTCCTGATAAATCTAATTCAACTTCTTCAAGAAGTTTATAATTTTCAATTTTTACTTTTAAAACTTTCATGCTTAAAATAATTTTTTAGGATCGTATTCTGGTAATTTACTGGTTGGTTGTTCTGATAAATCTTGTGAAGGTTTTGATTGAAAACCTTGTGAACTTGAAATTGATTTTCCGTTATCAATTATCATACTAAATGGAACTGATTTAGGCTCCAAAACAGCCCTTCCATAAGCAACCCAATTTTTACTGTCAATAAGTTTAGTGTCCAATACACGATGAACTATAAACTCATTAATTTGGTCTGCATTAACAACAACACAAGTTTTTGCTGTTTTAAATAAACAAATATTCATTTGTTCAAATAAACCTCTACCAATAATAGGTTCAGTTGCTGAGTATTGATCAACAATAGCAACACAAGCATCTGAATTTTCAAGGTCTAATGGCGAATAATCACCACCTTTAAATTCAACAATTTCGTGTCCTAATTCTGTTAAATGTTTTCTTGTTAAAGCAACTACATCATAGTTTGCTTTATTTGATTTTGCTAAATAAATTTTCATTGTAATGTTTAGTTTGGTTAAAAAAAAAGCCTAAAAATATTTTAGGCTTTTTGTATTTGTTCTGATAGTTTGTACTTATAATTTTTTTTACATAATGATGTTATCATCATCTTGTTCTTTTGAATCTGTTATTTCAGGAATAATTATTTCATCTAAAAAATCATTCATAACAGGTTCTGGTTCTAATTCTTCAGGAATAATAAGTGTTTCTTCCAATAAGTCATTATCCATTGGTTTTGGCTCTAAATCTTCTTTTGGTTTTAACTCTTCTTTTGAATCCAAATTTTCTTGTGGGCCATCTTGAACAACACCTTTAACTACTGTTTTTTTGGTTCTTTTTGATTTTGGTTTTTCATCCAATTTTTCATCAAGGCTTTTACCAATAGAATCACCATTTGTTTCTTCTAACAACAATGGCGGTTCTGGTTCTTTTGGTTGTTTTGGACCTTGTTCAATTTGGTTTTTTTCTTCAACAAAAAGAGCTTCATCTTTAGCCCAATCAGGGATTTGTTCACCAGCAGAATCCAAATCAGCTTTTAATTGATAATCATCTGCATCTAATGGGGCTTCACCTAATTTTCTTAATGAAAATTCATCGTAAAAATATTTTTTACCAGTAGAAAAATCAAAAATGATTTTACATTTAAAATCTCTTTGTTCAACACCTGAAATAACTTTTGAATTAGCTAATGCATGTTGATTTTTAATAATTTGGATTTTTTCATCATGCTGTTTAATAATGGCTTTTTTTTCCATTTCAGCTGTTTGAATTTTTTGGAACAAATGAGCGGCACTTTCAGCTATGCTTGCTTTTTCTTCATCTGTAAATGTGTAAGGGAAACTTTTTACAGTTGCACCACCACTAATAAGGTTTTTGTTTTCTGGTCCTAATATCGGACAATACTCTAAATTTACTTCACTCATAATGTTTAGTTTGCTTTGACAAATATATAATGTAATTATTAATATACAAATTATCTAGTTGTCAACATTTGAATTGATTTTTTTATTTCTTTTTCTGTTATGCTGATTTTACCTACGGTGAACTTACCATAAGCCCCTTTTTTTAACAATTTTGCATTCATTAGCAAATCTTTGTCATAGGTTGATTTAAATGATTTTTTAGGTCCTTTTCTTTGTCTTTTTTGTATGAATTGAGAGTTAAATGTTTCGAATCTTAAAATGCCAATATCAACAGGTAATCCAAGCCCAATTATAGCCTGAACTACACCAAAAGTTTTATTAACAAGTTTTTTTCTTTGTGTCTCACTTAGTTTAGTCATATGTTATATTTTTGTTGCTCACAATTTAAGATAAAAATATGTATGACGCAAATGTAAGTCGTGTCGTAGTGATTGGCGGTTCAGCTAATCCCTACCTGTTGATTGGTAAACAGGGCACGCTAGGTCAAGGTAAGGTATTCTTGCAAGGCTTAAAAACACCAATTCGTTACAAAAATATTGAATCAGTAGTTAAAAGCTCTTATTCAGCTGCCGTTTCGGGAGTATGGAGAATTGCTATTCCGGGTTCACCAGTTGCTGGTACAACTTTGAAAATTAAAGCTATTGGTCCAAAAACAACCGCTCCTGAAACTAATGAAACTGTATTTGCAAATGCAAATATTGGTACTTCAGAAAGTATTTCTCAATCTGCATTTCAAGCAAGAGTATTAGCAGCTGTAAACAACAATAAAGCTTTTAGTAATTTATTTACTGCAAGTATTAGTGGTGGTTATGTATTGTTAACTCAAGTAAATGCTGGTGTTGGATTAATTGCAATTGAAACAAATGCACCATCAACCGTTGTTTTAGATATTTTAACTCAGGGCGTAAAAAACAAAGGAATGACATACGCACAAGTTATTGCAATGGCTAATCCTTATGGTCCAAGAACTTTTGAGTATGAAACTGTAGGTGCTATTACAAGCGCTGACAATTTTGATGTTTATGCAATTCAAGTTTCAAATTTTACTGGAATGAACCCTTTTTCGTTCAAAGAAAATAAACCTGATTTGTTTTTAGTTGTAGTTGATACTGACAATACAACTTTTGAAGCACAATTTGAAGCATTGTTAAATTTAACAGCTGCTACAAATACTCGTTTAGGTGGTGCTATTGTTGCAAGTACAGGTGTTATTACCATTGCTTCACATGGTTTAACCAATGGACAACCTGTGTTTTTAGAAAGTATTGCTTCAACAACTGGTATTACTGCAAACACTCAGTATTTTGCTAACGTAATTAACGCAAATACGTTTAGTTTAGCTGCTACTGTTGGTGGTGTTGCTGTAACTGGTACAACTGATGGAACTGTTGTTGTAACATTTAATGCTTGGAGAAAAACAACAAATTATGGTACATTAGCTTTTGCTGATGGTGCTATTGTTGCAAGTACAGGTGTTATTACAAAAGCAGCACATGGTTTAGTACAAGGTCAAAAAGTATTTGCTTCTTTACCGGGTACAACTGGTATTAAACATGGTATTGCTCAAACCTACTATGTAAATGTTATAAGTAGTTCAACGTTCACTTTATCATTAACAAATGGTGGAGCCGCTGTAACTGGAACAACAAATAGTTCAGCTGTTTCAATTTATACTGGTATTGATGATTTACCTGATTTGGATTTTTCAGGTGAACCAGTGGTAAAAGATTTGTTATGTCCTGCTTATATAGTGTAATGTTTAGTTTGTTTAAAAAAAGCCCTCAATTGAGGGCTTTTTTTATGCTTATAAATCATCAAATTTTTGTTGCAAATCCTTTAAAATATTAGAAAGTTCTTGTCTTTTTTCAACCCATTTTTTAATCAATTTTTCTTGCAAAAGATTATTAAAATATGTAGTTGAATTTTCTTCAAAAATACTTTCATAATTATAAATCAAATCAGATACTTCGTCAACTTCACCAAATTTTGTGTTAGTAACAAAATGGTGTTTTTTAGTTGATAGTTTATTAATTGCTCCCTGCAATAAATTTATTTTGTTTTGAGTAGTTTGAATTTGATTTTTTAAACTAGCTGCTTTATTAAAAACGGACTCTTCCATTACAATTCATTATATTCTTCCCTTAACTCAGTAATTCTTTTTTCAACAATAATTCTTATTGAGTTTTGAAAAGTATATTGTTCTTCCAAAATTTCAGAATACAATTTTTCATCATCAAATAAAGATTGTTCATTAAATTCAACATCATTAGCAAAATGATTTTGTTGATTGTTGATAAAACTTATAGAATTTCTAAAACTAATATATTTTATTTCTTTTGAAGAATTGTTTTGACGTACATTATCAATTCTAGACAAAAAAGTATTTATACTAACAACTTTTCTTTCAAGATATTCAATCTTAGCTTTTAATTTATTTCCTTTTTCTAATTTTTTATCGGTCATAATATTTATGTGTTAGTTTGATTTTGATTTGTTCTGATAAAGGGTATATTTTCATTTTTCTTCTGGAACCATTGGTCCATTCATATTCACAAGTAGAACATAAAATAAAATGATTTTCCATATCAAAATAAAGAGAAACATTAGTTCCTTTAGAAATAATATGAGAAACATTACTGCCTGTGGGAAACTTAATTAAGTCCCCACAGTTTTCGCAATAACATAAACCTTTGTTTTTTTTCTGATTGTTTAAAATAGCATTTTCGTAGTATTCCTTTGAGGTTTTAATTGCTATTTGCTGTTTTTTGCTTATCTTTTTTTTTATTGGTGTTCTTTTTAAACCTGCATACTTTTTTTTAGGTTTTGGCTCAGGCTTAGGATATGGTACGGCCATTTTTTCTCATTGAAGCTGGTTTGCGCCATAATTTACTTTGAATCCATTCACTTATTTTTGGCCTTGGTTCAATTGATACAACAATTCTTGTATATGGCAATGTAATAGAAAAGCCAATACCAAAATGATTATCTAAAAATGCAGCAAATTCAAAATCAAATGCATCAATAGTCCACAACTTTAAAATTAACCATCTAAAGGTAAATTTTGTTGTATTGTGGTAATCTGCTTTTTTGTATGTAAATAAAGGTAAAATTGTAAACCTTTCATTGCACCACCAAACATTTCTACTTGGTTTTTTATCTGTTTTTATATCCATAGTTTAATAATTTTCAATCATTTCGATTATTTCAAGCGGCACTGACAAATTTGTATTTGTACACCATAACCAGCCTAATTCTGTATTAGCAATAATGCAAGGAACAAAATAAGATTTGGCAGGCATATCAGAAAATTTATCAAGCCACAATAAAGCACGATTTTTAACGTGTTCTGATTTTAAATATTCAGTACGTAAATGAATCGTTTCTTCAATTATTCTGTTACCAACAATCATTTTTTTGATTTTTTGAGGCTTAACTGTTAAATAACTAGGCATAATTAAAAATGATGCTTTCCTAAAGTCTAATACTCCAACAAATCCTTTTACATCATCTTTTTCTAGTTCATCTAATACAATTGCTATCTGGTTTAAATCAAACTCAAAAGCGCGGTTAATTTTACCATACAATGAGTCCGGATTGATGTTTTGTTCTGTTAGTTTGATTGCTATATTCATTAGTTTAAAATGTATTTTTCTTTTTTTATTATATCTGATATTCTTTGAGTCATTTCGCGACCTTTTGTGTTTTGAATACAAAGAAAATGAATTGCTGCATAACCACAACGTACTGTATTGTCGGAAAACATATAATTCTTTTCTGAAATAGTTAAACACACTCCACATATAACATCAGCAAATAGTAAAACTTTCATTTTAGTTAAATCAGCAACGCTAAATTTAAGTTGTGGTGAAAGATTTATCCTTGATTTAACTATCATATCCAGTTTAGAAATAAAAATAGCCTCAAAATCGCGCTCATCTTCAATTAACCCCCACTTAGGCTTTGCCAAAGTGAGGGCTTTTTTTACTAATAAATAAGCATCGTCAACCGAAAATTCGTCCTTATAAACTAAACTCATAAGGGATTTCGTATGACTCAGCTGTATGGTTGGCAAAACGGTTCATTGTTTCTAAAATACTGTCACCAGTATTAGAATCAAAACGGATTTTTTCAGTACCAGCGTTAATTAATTGCCATACGTTGTTAACCTCAGTTAGTTTTAACTGACGGCTAAAATCATTAATCATTGTTACTGGCAACACTTCATCTTTAGTTTCGTATTTCATTAACAAATCACCTAAAAATCTGTCTCGTTCCTCAGTTCCAATAGTAATGTTTTGCATTTTATTGATAATATCCAAATCGTATTTGAATTTATCTTCAATTGAACGGCAATATTTTTCAACTTGTTCAATAATCCAGTTGTAATCTTTTTTTTCGCGGGTGTTTGTGTTTAACAAATTGTTGCCAAACAATGTAAAATTTGAACAAACATTTACATTTAAACCAACTGCAAGCTGAATGCTTTTGTTGTCGTCACATTTAATAGCAATACGTTCTGTATGTTCACCATCACCAATTAAATCAATGGTGCCTATGAAACGTGGAAAATTTAAGTCGCTAATAGGTGTTAGCTGGCTTAATTGTTTAATTTCAGGTGGTTCGTTACCTGTAAGCTTTTTAACGTAATTAGGCGCATTAAATTGGCTTTTGTAAACAAAAATATTTCCCCAGCTTCTGTTTTGGTCAGGAATAAATTCATTGATTTTACGGAAAACACCTTCTAAAATTTGGGCACCACTAAAAGGAATTGGTGTATTTCCTTTGTAAATATGCTGAGTACCAATAAAAGTTTCAAATGGTAAGCCAACAGAAGGCCTGGTTTCGTCTTTAACATTAAATTTTTCAAACTGTAAATCGCCTAATGTTTTGAATGATTGTGTCATAATTTTAAATAATAATTTTTTGATTATACTGATAATTTAAACTTTTATTATACTGTTTGTTTTTTTTCTGATTAAATACTTATAACTTTTGATTGGCAAAATTCAAATGCTTCGTTTTGAGCTCTTGCCAGTCAAGCTGTTAGTGGAAATATTTTGACCACAAGTTGATAATGGCTAAACACATTTGCAAAATGTTTAACCAAACAAACACACCTAAAAATTTGTGTAGCGGTTCTTTGCTTTGAAAGAATAAGCAATCTTTAATAAAACTTCTTTTCATTTTGATAAATTTAATACATCTGCTAACAGCACATACACGCTATTCCCTCCCCTCAATCCAATGCTTACAGCGTGTATCTGCAAGGTTAGTGGCAACCGTAGGACACCCGACACCGAGCATCCTACGAACCACAATGAGTTACTTCGTCAAGTCTTTAATTCTCATAATTAAAACACGTCTATAAGTAATCATAGCACCATGCTGTAAATTCAGTAACTCAAATTGGTAATCGCCAACTTTTTGAGCGAAACCATCACTTTGCAATCCTTTGTTCAAGCCTACAATTTTTTCGCCTAATTCTTTTTCTTCATTGATTAAGCGTTCTAAAAAAGCATCTTGTTTCGCCAAAGCATCGGCATTGTTTTTCTTTACTAAGGCATCCCATTCTTCTTGTGTGCCTTCAAATTTTACATCTCCTGACATATTGTTGTTTTGTGAGTTTTACAAAGCCGCTCAAGGCATTATTGTGAAAACGGCAGCCACTAACATTGCATTGGCAAAAAAGGGGCTGACGTTATTATTTTACTGGAATAAAGGGATAAACTCAATAGATTTATCAATATCTAAATCCATGTAATGCATAGATGATTCTATAAAACCATGATTGTTTTCTAAATATTCCTGAGCATCTTGTAAATTCTCAGGAACTTCAACTACACTAGCAGATTTGTCGTTGTAATTTAAAATAATTATCCAAGCCATAATTATAAAAGTGTTGTTTGAGGGTTTTTTGCTCTCATTTTAATTATTTCTTCTTCAACATCTTTGAGAACTTCAAATGTTGAATAAATGTATGTACCAAAATACATATCATTGCTCATTTTGGTGTCATTTTCAATATAAGCTTGAAGATAATTACTAAGGTCACTTTTTGTAACATTTCCTATATTATCGTCATTTTTAATTTTTCTTTTTAACCAAAAATATAAATTAGCCATTAATAACTCTAGGCTTTCTTGTAAAGTAAGGCCAACGTCTTGTTTTTCTGATGCTTTTTGATATCTGATATATTTTTCTGATATTGATTCTTTTTCAATTTGTTTTGCCATGTTAGTAGCTTTCCACAATTTGATTTCTTCTGTTAATTCATCACGCATACTCATACATGAAAATATGTGACCATCATCACCACATCTAACTGCATCAATAATTCCATCAACTTTAAATTCAATAATTTGAAGTAACTCAAGAATTTTTGTGTGTTCAATTTTCATATTAAAGATCAAAAAAATCACTAGGAAAATCAACAATAGCATTGTCATTAAAACCATAAACTTGGTATAATGGTATTGATTTATGTCTTAACGCATAGGGTTCTGAATCAAGTCCGTATTCAAAAGTATAGTTGATTTTTTCTAATTCATCTAAAAACAAAGCAACTTCTTTATAAGACATACCATTAATAAGTTTTTTTTCAAACTTTTTAATTATACGTTTTACTTTTTGAGGTTGTTGCTGATGGTATTCAAACAAATCGTAATAAACCGGGTTCTTTTTTTTGTGAAGGAATTGCTTTAAAGTAATTGCTCCATTTTTTTTCTTTTTGCTCATTTTATCTTTCGTTAACTAGTGGGTAATTTTTGCTTGCAAATTCTTCTGTTCTTTCAAAAATAACATCAGCTTTTCTTGTTTTACTTACAAGTTTTGCGGCTCCAGTTCTTTCAAAACCATCAATTTGCCATGTATTACCTGACAATGTTGTAATTGAATGTTGTGTGTCAACATATTCTTGAATTGCTTTTTCAATTTTTTCAAAATTAGGCTCAACAGTTGGATCAAGAGGAATTGTAATCCAGCATGTATCCGTAATAGTAATTTGTGAGTCTAAATCAGTAGTTGTAAATTCAAACTCTGCAACTTTGTTTATTGTTTGTTGTCGTTTTTCTGTTTCTTCGAATAATTGAAGAATAAGCCATTGCTCAAAAGAAGATAAAAAATCAACATTTAAATTTGATGCTTTTTCACCATTAAACTTTGCAACTAATTCTTCAGCTTTAACTTGGATTGTTTTCATAATTTTGTTCCTCTATAAATAAATTGATTTGTGCTGATATTTTTGCTGGTTCTATTAATTTATCTTTATCGTCTCTGATATCAAAATATTTGTAGTCTAATAAATCATTGTTGTTATCAAAGATTTGAACCTTTAAACTTCCGCTGTTATCGAGTATTTCAAGTTTAAATTTTTCATAATTAACAATAATAACATTAGCATATTCATTTTTGCTAAGATCGATATATTCAAGAAGGTTTTTTAGTAATTCAGTACCTCTTGTGTTAGGGGGATTAAAGTTAATTTCTTGTTCTTTTAGGTATTTTTCTCTTTTATTTTGTTCTTTTTCACGCTTAATCCATGAGTATTCAGCGTTTTTTTTACGTTTTACAGCTTCGCATTCTTCAGCTTCTTTTTGTTTTACATCGTTAGGTGGTAACCAATGTTTGCCCTCAGCTGCCATAACATTAAATCTAGTCCAAGTTTCTTCATCTTTAAACCAAAGGTGAATTGTACCTTTTTTATAAAATTGAAACTCAAAAAATGTAGATTCTCCTTTTGTTGAATTAGCGTAATTGTTATTAGAACGTTCAATAGCATTTCTGATAGCTTTTTCGGTGCCATGAATATTATCAATTTTGTTACCTGATACAAAACATAGGGCAATGTCTAAATCATCAAAAAAACAACCATTTCTGTGATTAAAACTCCAAGGACGTGAACTGTAAGTTTTGTCAAAAGTTACACCCCAGGGATAAATAACTTTATAATTTACTTTGTAGCTGTCATTAGTTTTCCAGCCTTCCCAATGAGTTTTGTTTTCTGCATCATAAGAACATAACTTATCAAATACATCAACTAATGCACCATACATGTATGTTCCACCATTAAGATAAAGCATTTCAACAACAGCTGTAATGTTTTTTTTATTAAAAGCTATATCTGATTGCTCATTAAGAAATTTATCTAAATCGCTTTTAAGTTTGCTAGTTGCAATTTCTCTAATTTTGGTTTTTTCAATAATGTAAGCCCACGCCTTACGTTTTAAATCTGCGCAAAATGTATTATAAGTAGTTTGTGGGTTATGTGAGTAGTTTTTAAGAATTTCAGGTATATTTATATTACCTGAACCATTTGGCCTTGCAAATGCATTTGTAATAGTATTTGTTTTACTAAGTTGAATTAACAAATTTTCAAATTCTATTTTTGAACTACTATAAGCATCAACCAAAGCATCAATTAAATCCATTTTGACTAATCCACCTGTATCTGTTAAATCGGTAGAATCAAGGTTAATTTTTTTTTCTTTCTCAAAATCACCTTTGTATTTAAAACGTTCTTTTTCTTCTGGTTTGTTTAGGATAACACAAGCTACATCAACATTTGTTGTTTTTTCTGCATCTTTAAAACATTTGCCCCAATTCTCAACTTTACCATTGGCCACAATGATTTTATTAAGCATTTGCCTTGTTTTGCTGTAAGGATTGGTAATAGTTTCTAAGTTTAACAAACAAACAACTGTACCACCGGGCGCCACAATATCCCAGGCTCTTAATAAATGTTTATCTCCATTGCTAAAAGGTGGGTTCATGTAAATAACATCAATAGCAAAATCAATTTCTGTATCAAAAAAATCGTCACCTAAAATACGTATTCCATGTGATTTTGATATTTCTTGTAAATCAGGAATTAACTCAATTCCAAAAACATTACTTGGTGTAACAAACATTCCATGTCCATTCTTTTCGAACTCAAAATAAAAATCCCTACTTGTTAGGGTTTTTACCATGTCACCTTTACCACAACTAGGATCTAATACATTTTTACCATGGCAATTTACTTTTTGCAACACCCGTTTTGCTATTGCAGGTGGTGTAGGGTAAAATTCATCATGAAACATACTTAAAAGTTAATTAGAATTACTGATTGAATTATGTTTCTTGTTTTTAAACGGTAATTATTTAAATCGTGCAAATAGAAACCATAAGAGCTTTTTTCGTAATCATCTTCTTTTGGTTGTTCTGGTAGGTGAGTTTTAAACTCAAATCCAGTTTCTTCTGTTATTTTTTTTCTGATTAGAAAATTGTCATCATCGGCCGTAATAACAGAAAAGTCTTTTGGCTTAGGAGAAATTAAGCTTAATCTGTAAGAAAACGTATGATTAATTTGTTCTGTTATTTTTAATTTTTCAACTAATTGAACGTAATTTACTATCATTAATTGACCGTCTATTTGAACTTTAACAAAAGTTATGTTAGGGTGGGTAATAATAATAAGTGAGTTTTTACCTTTTTCAAATGAAATATTGTAAAACGTACCAATTTTATTCAATGCTTGAATTTGGATATTTTCTACAATTTTTTCAGAATCTAAAAAATATTTAGATGGATTGTAATTCATAAAATTACAAAGCAAAATAAAATTTCTTAGTGTAGGGACTCTCCAATCAGGGTTTAATTTTCTTTTTCTTAACTCAAGAAATGTTCTGATATTAACACCAGTTGCTTCTTCAATTTCATTATCTGATGTGAAAATTTCAGTTTTTTCAAGGACATCGGCTCTAAATTGGCCATAATTAAAGTCAAACATATTATTTAAGGGTTTTATTGTATTCTGTTATAAATGTAACTACAGCTATATAAAGGGCATTTAATGTTCCTTTATGAATAGAAGCATTAGAAAAAATTGTTTTCATTGGAAAACCACTAATTTCAACATAATTACCATAGTTTATTTCAATTCTATATCCACTCCAATTAGGAGCTGGTGTAATGTCAATTGATTTTATTTTATCAAGTACAGGTATTAACAAATTCCAATCTGAATTATATAAAACTTCTTTATAAAAAGTTTGATTTTTTATGTCTTGAAATTCTTTTATTTCTTCAATCCATTCAAGCCCCATAAATGTAGCAATTAGTATGTTTGATTGTTTTATGGCATCTTGGTTAGTTAAATCCATGATTTTTTTATTTTTTTTTATTTTATTCTGATTGAAAATAAATTTTCTAAAGATTAGAGTGAGACGGTAAGAGAAAAAGTTTCCCCTTACCCCTATGTAGGTGTTTTCTTACTTTCTATGAGTTATCGTTCGAAGGCTGCCATCGGAAAAAGTTTCATCCAGACATGACATTTAAAAGAATAGTAGATACTGCTAAAACAGATGCTTACGCTCAGCACAGACTTATGGAACTTTATGTTGTCGGGCATAAAAAAAGCCCCTCAAATGTGCATATTTGAGAGGCTAATTTTGTAATCAAATAAATGATAACTTATACTTAAAAAACCTAGTATGGCATACTTGATTTTATGTATCAAAATAAGTCTATTCATACATGCACTTATGAAATCAACACTGCAATTATAATTTTAAAATTTAAAACTCCAAAAGTAATTTATACTTTTTTTTGCATTAAATCAAAATCATCTGATTCACAATGTGGACAATGTTCATAATCTTCATTGTCATGTATGAGTTTTGGCTTATTAAATGGTTGTTTACAATTGTTGCAATGATATTTTTGGTCATTTAAATTTTCCAATCCGTTAAATTCTTCAATCAAATCATGTTTATGTTCAATTGCTTGAGTAAGGGTTTTGCCATTATATAACCACGAGTAAAAATAAATACCAATTTTTACCTCAAAATTATACCTTGTACCATTATCAACATATTTTAAAGGTGGAGTAATAAAACCATTACGCATTTTGTAACGTTTACCAGCTTTAAGTTTTAACTCATTTGTTTCTTCCACGGCTACATTTTTTTGATAGTGTTTTGTTCTGATATTAATAATTGTTTCTGGTCTTTTATTGCTGATTTTAAGCCTTCTTTATCAAGGCTGTAATCTTTGTAACTCCAACCTATTGGATATTTTAGGTGTAGTTTGTTCTGTTCTATATTAGGAACTAATGAATAGTTGTTTGGAAACGTAATAATGCAGCCGCTTTTTAATACGTTAATTAGCTGAGGGTTTGATGAAGGAAACCTCTTTTTTTTACTTTTTTTCATATAATTCTCCTAACTTAATTATTACATCACCATTATTAACAATAACACTTAAACCATTAGAGTAACTATATGCTGTAGGAAGTAAGGTTTTGGAAAATTCAAATCCTTTGTATTCAACCATAAATTTAGGTTTATCAGCTCCATAACCATTAGTAAACTCAACATAATCATAATGCTTTGGTTCACCATTTTTATCAACTAAACGGCTCATTATCCATTTTGATGGTTTTCTAAATTCACGTTTTTTTTCACCCGTTTTCATTACATCAAATGGTAATTTGCGTAATGATAATCTAAGTATTTTCATATTATTATTTTTTGATTGGCATGTTTGACATATAAGTAACATGTGAAGTTGATTATTTGGAACAAAAAAAACAATTGTACAACTATTATTTGTACATTTTTTTGGTTTTAAATTATCCATTATTTTATTGTTAAAAGCCCTCAAACTTTTGAATGAGGGCTTTAGTAAATTTAATTAAAACGGTAAATCATCTGAAGCTGAATCATCAAAATTGTTTGTTATTTCTGGAACAACAACAGCATCTGCAAATTCTTCAGGATTTAATTCTGAAAATGGAACAACATTTGCATTTAAAACAACACTGTTTGTTTCCGTTGCTACATTTTCATTTTGTTCATTTGAAACTGTTTCTGCAACAACTTCTGGTTCAGGGTTTGTATTTGCAGTATTAACAGAAGCTATGTAAGCATCTAATTTAGCTTTTTTGGCATACATGTATTCTTTACCAACAGTAAAGGCACCACCAGTTTTTGACACCAAAATATCAATTTTTTCCAAATCTTTAATTATTAAAGTTAATGGTAAACAGCATAATTTATATGACAATAGTTTATCTGTCATTTCTGTATTAGCTGCATTATCAAAACTAATATTGTTAATGTAACCAACGGGAACTTGAGCGTATTTACCGGATTGATCTTTAATGTAATTACCATCAGAATCTTTCTGATTTACAAAATTGTATGCTTTAAACATGAATACGTTTAAAACTAATGCATCAGGGTCATTTTTTTCAATGTCGTTACCATAAATTAACGAACCAATTGAACCAGTTCTTTTTTCTGTACTTGTATCTTGTTCTGATTTTTCACTATTATAAAACCCTTTGTAGGTAATACTAATAATGCTTTTTGCGTACACACGCGCCACTAATTGAAAGTTCCAACGTTCCATATTCATTCTGATTTGGCTATCAGATTTTAACTCAGGCAAACAAACTACTCTATCAATAAATGAACCTTCTTTTTGTCTTACCCAAATTTCTATAAACTCAGGGTTTTCAATAGTTCTTGCACCTTCAATAGTTGCAAAATAATCATTTTTTGAAGTTCTAACTGTAGATGCTGCTGTGTTATTAGTTGTTGTTGTCATAATCGTAATTTTGATTTTATATAATTTAGTGTTATTCTGATGTAAATATTCTGATTGTTTTGCTGATATAAAAAAAGCAGGGATTTACCCTGCTTTTTGTTTTTTTAACCTTTTACTTCTGGAGTGATAGGAGTAGTAAACCATTCGGTTTTAATTTTAGTTGCTTCTTCATATTCAATTTCTGCAATGCGTAATTGACATTTTGCATTAAACAATTGTCTAGTCCAATCTTCAGGTTTAAATTTATCTGAACCTGGACGTAAGCTGTATGAATTTGAAGGGCTTAAATCACATAAATCTGCAATTTGAGATTTAATAGTATTTAATGCTTTTTTCTTTTCAGTAATAAGCGTATCAACCTCAGCTTCTATTTCATTAGCCAAACGTATAGCACGTTCTTGTTTGATAGTTTTGTTGTCAGCTGATAATAAATTAATAAATTTGTTGTTTACGGTGTTTTCTGAATTTAAAATTGACATAATTGTAATTGTTTTTTTGAGTTTATTCTGATAATTTATACTTATTGTTATGCTTGTAATTTACTAATAAGGTCCTCAAATGTACCAATAAATACAAATTTTCCATTTTTAGCAATGGAAATATCTGATTGTTCCGGGTGCGCTTTGATACCATTTTCAATGCAAATGAAATTGCTTTTAGTGTCAATAAAATTTACAACTTTATCAACGTTTTCAATCCACTCACTCTTTTTTTTCTTGTGTAATTTAACAATTACCTCAGTGTTATTGCTCATAATATTTTTGTTTCTAAATGTGTTTCAATTTCCCAAGTAACAACACCTGATTCATCTGGTGAATTAGAACTATTGCTTGTATGAAAATCTTTTGCTAATCCGCCAAAATCATCTTCAGCTATTCTTTTAGCTTCAGCTTTGTTTTTGGCTCTGACTTTAATTTCTCCTTTTGTTGACAGTTTAATGTCAAAAACATACGTATTCATAATTATATTATTACATCAAAAGTTCCACAATTAGGACAACACAAGTCAGAATCTAAATCTCCAACGTCACCTACAAAATTACATTTTCTGCATTCAACAGGCATACCATCTTTAGTAACTAAGGGTTTGGCTTCTGAGAAAGAGACATAATCTGGTCCATATGGTAAATGAACACCATACTCTTTATCATTATTATTAACCATTCCAATAATACCAACAAAACTTTTACCTCTTAATGATACATAAGGGTGATTATCTGCAAAACGTACAGATATTCTGTCACCAACTTTTAAATTAGTAGTTTCCATAATATTTAAAAATCAATATTTAAATCATCTAAAATATTTTCTAGTATTGATATTTGTCCTTTTAAATAACCCATTGAATAACCACCCCAATATGTAAAGTTTAATTCTTTACCAACATGTTGTAATTCTAATTCAGTTAGTCTCTTTTTGTATTTATTTAGTTTATCTAAATAAATTTTAGTATTAATAGTTTCCGACATTTGTTAATTCCTCTAATTGTTTTATTCTGTTTTTCAAAGTGTTAATATCCTTAACAGTTTCATTATACAACTTTTCAGTTCTTACTAAATGCTCAATGTATGCTTCAGGGCTATCAGTTACCATAGTTTTATTTAAAAAATACTCTAAAGCATTGGTAATTTTATCTGTAATCTCAGGCTTTAGTGATTCAACAGTAATGTATGTATAAACTATGCCATTATGGTTTTTGCCAGCAATCTTTTTATTGCTAGCAAAACCACTGTTAGGAATTATTTCAAAATTCAATTTGTCACTCATGATTTTTTATGTCTTAACTTATAGACTTTGTTAAATTTGTTATTCTGATAATCAATACAATAGGGCAAACCCTATTGTATGTTATATTTCTGTTTAATATCCTTAGAAACGGAAGACTGATTAAACTTTTCAGCTAATGATTTTAGTTTTAATTTTCCGTATTCTGTATTAGGATTTATATTAGAAAGTTCCGACTTAGGGATTCTTTCACTACGTGGTATTTTCATTACTATAAGTCCCCACTTAGTTTCGTGATAGAAAGCTCTCATTGCATTTTCATAGTTATCTTTATATCTGAATGATATTTTGATAACATATGAATCTTTGAAAGCCGATACTGGTCCTTCGGGATATACTCTCAATGGAAATGGAGTGCATACCATAGTTTGAACACCATCAATAACTTTTACTTCACGTTTGTGAATTGTAGCACGAAAGTCATTGCTAGTATATGGCCAGCTATCTTCATACTCAGGTCTATAGTCAAGGTCAACTCTGTAACCATTGTCAAAGAAATAGCGTATTCCATTAACAAAGTTTTGGTCAATAGCAAATAGCTCACCTGCTTTACGACAAACATTTGATATTTCCATGTCAGGAAACACATTGCTTGTCATGTCAAGGCCACCAAACTTAATCATTTTGGCTTTGATGTTTTTAACTTCTGAGGCGTCAACCTCTCTCATTCTAAATTCTGTTGTTGTCATAATTCTGATCTTAATTTAATTTGTGTTGTACTGTTAATTATTCTGATTAGTTATTTGTTCTTATAAATACACTGATATTTCGAGGGCCTCTCACAGCTCTCTTTATCCTCATTATCCTTTATATACATCTTTGTGTAGTTAGTTCCTAAATCTAAACTTACATATATACCTTTTATCCCTCTCCAATCCCTCCAATCACCTCCCCCTATATTATATATGTGTCACGCACTTTTTTTATAAAATACTGGGAATCAATATAATAATATAAATGGGTGAATATAGTAAATGATAGTAAAGTAAGGCGATTTGGAGATCTCAGATTTTTGAGTGTTCTACTCCGGAGAGAATTTGACTAAATGATTGATAATGAGAATTGTTTGTAATACATAGTACCTCAGTAAATACGTTGAATGAAAATCAATAAGATAAGAATGATTTTATAGGTATTTACTAAATGGGCCTAAATTGTCGTCTGAGTCATCATGCTCAGAATACTCACGAGGTTCTTGAAAAGGAAAAAATAAAATACACAAAATGCCAATAATAGGGAGTGCAATTATTACATATATTAGATTTTTGTCATAAGGCAAATAATAAATTGCAATAATTGTAAGGATTAAGAAAAATGTTCCGATAAGAACTCCGATTCTGTACTTCAATGAATTTTTGGTTTTCATACTCTGAGGGATTATTTGGATTTAATAAATGTAACTGAACTATCAAACTGAGTGAGGTAATAACCTGAGTCAGTTCTGAAAATAGAATTGTAAGATTTGTTTACAATGACAACTGAGGGTGAACAACTCATTAGGGAGAATAACAGTAAGAGAGAAACAATACTTACAACTACTTTATTATTACCTTTTAAATACCTTACGTATTTATTACGCTCTGAGGTGCATTTCTCTGAGGTGCATAACACCTTATCTCCAAGATCAAAATCAGAGTGAAACTCTGTTACGCTGGCGCCACAATTTATACATTGCTTGCGAAGCTCTGGTTTTAGGTCAACGTGACCAACAATCTTTAATGCCATAATATTATTCTCCATAAATTAAACGAGCACAACTATCGCAGTCTGTGTCTGTGTGTGAGGAATTGTCAATGCAATTACTGAAATCGGAGCGTTTCTTTTCGTCTTTCATTTCTTCTTGTGCCATGTGTTGGATGAATGCCAACGCACATACAAATATAAATAGCTTAATCATTTTATTTGCTAATTTCATTTCTATTCTCCTTTGCTAACTTAGTTTTAGTTAATATAAATGTTCCATTGTTTACAAGATAACCGTTTGGATTTGGATTTACAAACGTTAACGTGTGAGGGTTTTGACGATACATAATTGCACCAGCTTGTTTCAATAATCTCTCTTCAATTAAATATCCATTGCTGAATACAATTGCTTTCCACCATGTACCAATAGGCAATAATGATAATCTTTCAGTTATCATTCTGTTGATTTGCTCTGAACTGTTTGCTGCCAACCAAGTGTTTTCATTTACATTGTACTTGTTTACATAAAACAAAATACGATACGTTTTGTCTGTTCTCATAATTCTGATAATTTTACTGTTGATTTACTTTTTACTTTGATTTACTAATTAATACCATTGACACAATTGCATTGTCTTCACCAAACTTAATAAAATACTTGCTGCCAAATATTTCTGCTTGATAACTCTTTTTAGTTTCATTGTGTAAAGGTTTGAAACTTTTAATCCACTCAGGGATTAATCCTACTGATTGACATAAACTATCCAATAGTTTATTGTCATTGTTTGTTGCTGTTTTCATTTATTCTTTTTGTTAAGTTGTTTTGTTTTCTTCTCTCGTTTATTTATCGAAGGGGGGCCGATGTTTTCAAACCAAACACCGGGGGGTGCAAGGGGAACAACGCAAATCTTCTCAGGGTGGGTGATGTTATTACGGCACGCGGTATTTTTTTAAAAAAAAATAAAATTAGTAATAAATAAGGGGGCAATAAAAATATAGTTATAAAATTAGGGGCTAATAAATATATTTGTGGTATTAATAAAAAAAACTATGAGAACAATAGACAAATTAAATATGTCGCCAGAAATAGTAAAAGGTGATGGGTTAGTAACAAAAGCTGACTTGCGAGCAACAATAATGGCATTGTTGCAGATAATAGGAGTAGAAGAAATAGTTGAGAATACAATATTGAGTGGTACGACAATGAGTACTTGTCAGGCGTTTTTGTCAACTGGATTAAATGTTGTAACGAGTGCGAGTGAAAGTTCGAATGCAATAAAACTTCCGAATCCACCAAAGAAAGGAACGTCATCAACAATAATAAATAATAGCGGGTTTCCGATAGTTGTATATCCGAGTGTTGAAGGCGGCTCAATTAATGGAACAATAAATGGCAGTGCAATTATACCAAGTGATGGTAAACCATATGTATTTTATTGTTGGGAAAATCCACTACCAGGAGCATGGACATGGACACCACCAGCAACAAATCAATATGACTCAGGTGATATTACAGTATTAACTCCAGGAGGCAGCAATGTAATATCAATGGTAAATAGTTCTTTTTTTAATATAGGTACACAACTAATAAGTGCTGGAGGTGGAGTATTAAGTCCTAACATTATGAAAGATATACCTGTAACTGGTGGTTTTTTATCTATGTTTAAACCAGCAACAATGTGGAATAGTATTACTAAAGTAAAAGTTTATACTAATATATTAACTCTTAATAATCTAATTAGTGTAGGAATAAATTCAGGAGGTAGTTATTCTACTATTAATACTACAACTGGAATAGAAAATGCATGGTCGGTAGTAGAACCAATTACTCAACCTTATTTTTCAGTATCAAATAATGCAACATGGCAAACAGTACCTGGTACTCCATCAATTGGAGCATTTTCTGCTAATATTGGCGATCCTGGTACAAAATTTATTGAAGCTAATTGTTCATATTTTGCACCTCATGTAAGTTTTAATTTATTTGACCAAATTCAACCCTATGGTGCTTCTTCTAATTTTGGTTCATCATTTATTGGCAATGAACTAGACCCTTATGATGGCACTATTTACGAAAAATGGTTTACGCAATACTTTTGGCTGTATATTATTCCTAGAGGTACAGCTGGTGGAAATTTAAAAGTTAGATTTTTTATTGAATACAACTAATGGGAATGTTATTCAGAATGACAGAAGAAGGTCGTATTGATGGAAACGACTGGAAAGGCATACCGGAATTCAAGGTTCTTAATGAACCTGAATTTCGTTCTGTCGTATTGATATACGATAATCAGAGTATGTTTAGGCGAATGAGTGTTGAGCAACGAGAAGAAAGGGTTATGAAAAGTGTGATAGGGGAAAAGTGGCAAGGGTTTAAGTTGGACGAGAGATATATAACAGCAAGTTTTATGTATCGTGCAATAGATTATGACCATGATATTTACATGTTAGATTTGTATAACAGTAAATTGTTGTCATTATCAAATATGTTGTCAGCGCTTGAGATAAGTGACGATGTTCAGCAACAAAAGAAATACGATATTGTTAACAAAAACATTGCGGCTTTTTCTAAGACAAAGAACGAGTTAGAAATGAAAATTGACGGACGAGGTAAAATTAGCAAAAACTTTAAAGTAGTACTAAGCGGATTCGAAAAATTCCAAGAACGAGCTGTGCAAATGCGAAACGAAAGTACTTTATTTAGAAACTTAAAAACAGTAGAATAATATGAAACAAAAATTTAAAATTTTAAAACAAAATAACGTTGAAAATAATTGCACTCATTTTGTTTTTATACGTGTAGAATGTGAAGAATTTGAATGGAATGAAACATTAACTGATAAACAAAAAGAACAATTAGCAGAACGTAATAAAAAAAGAAAACCACAAGTTGGAGATATTTATAATACTCAATTAGGTTTGATTATTTATTTTAGTTTATCTATGCATTTAGATAGGGTAAGAGCTACAGTTGAACTGAGAAAATTAACAAGGTCAAAATGTAAAAAAGGGTTTAGTATTAGAGAGTATTCAGAACCTTTAACATATGCTGATATTCCTGATGATTTAATTTTTGAAGAAGAGGTTGATTATAATGCAGGAGAATTAAGTAAATTATAAATTAAATAAAAAATATGAACGTAACCGAATTTATAAAACAGCTAATTTCAGCTACAATAATAATCCGTTTTTTCCATTGGAAAACAACCAGTTTGCAGCACGAGCCATTAGGCGATTTTTACAGTGCATTGAACGATGCTATTGATAATTTAGTTGAAACATATCAAGGCCGCGAAGGATTGTTAGAGTTTGAACAACTTGAAAACGTCACTACCGAATTTGGCGCTTTAGAATACTCCGAAAAATTAGCCGAATTTATTGAAGCAAATAGAACCATTTTTATACAGTCTTACATTCAAAATCAGATAGATACAATGCTTGAAAATTTGTATATTCTTATTTATAAACTTAGAAACACTGCAAATATAGTATAGTCTGTTGATTATCAAATAGTTAATGAAAAACTACAATAAATTAATATACGATATAAATGACGTGGGCTTAATTGAAGAAAGCCCCGAATGGTGGGACCATTGGGATGAAGAAATATTTCGTTGTATTAATGGTTTTGAAGGTTTGCCCGGCCGTTATTATTTCATGTTAAAATTTTGCAAAATCAAAGATATTGATAGAGGTTGGATGCGACCATGGTATCTTGATTTTCAACATGAATTAATTGAGCGCGTAGAATATAATGATAGCATTGGCAGAAACACTGGAGTAAAAAAAGGTAGAAGGAAAGGTTACACTTATGTTGCTATTGATGCTTTTGTGATTTACGATTTGTTATTTCATAAAGGTATTGAAATGACTTGGGGTGTTGGTGATGATGAAACACTAAACGCTTCTCGTAAAAATATTGAAGATTGTTTTGGTCAAGTACACCCTTTTTTCCGTTTAAATACTTTAGAAGAAAATAAAAGTTTACTTCAATTTGGTTGGCAGGAACCTGACAACGTTAAAGAAAACAAAATTGGTGAAATAAAAGGTAATTTAAACATTTTGTATTCTGAGTTAATGTCAATGAATACAGGTGTTTTCAAAGGTAAAGTAATTAGACGTTCTATCTTTGAAGAGATTGGTAAATTCAAAAATTTAAAGCAAGCTTTTAACGACACTAAAGATGCATGGATGAAAGGTTCTAAACAAGTTGGAACTGCATTGTTAGGGGGAACTGGTGGTGCCGTTGATAAAGGTGCACGCGATTTTATGTACATGGTAAATAACCCTGAAGAATTTAACATTGATTGGTTTATGATACCCGCTGTTAAAGGTTATTACCCTTTTGTTACAGGTGAAAAAGATGGGCCAAAACCAAATGATATTCCAGGATATTCATTAGTTGAAGAAGCAACCGTTGCATGGAACCAAAAAGAAGCTGCATTAAAGAAAAAACAAAATAAAAAATCTCTTTACGATTTTTATCAAAACAATCCAATGAAAGATGAGCACATCTTTTTGACATTGGGTTCTGGTATGTTTAACCAAAAATTACTTGAAGAAGCTGAAAAGTTAATTCGCGTAAAACCACCAGTGTTAACAATTGGTGATTTCCATATGGTAAAAAATTGGAAAGAAATATATAATATGCGTGGATGGTGCAAACAGTTAGTAGAATTTAGACCTGACACTGATGGTAAATCTAAAATTAGATTTTGGCCTGAAGATGGAAACAATGATGATATTTCCGGTTGTGACCCTTATACACAAGAGAAATCTATTACATCAAGTTCATGTGGAGCCAATTATATTTACAGAGTTACTTCCGGCAATCATATGTATGATGGTGATAAAATTTGTTTAGAGTATTTTGATAGGCCCGAAAAAATTAAAACGTTTTGTGAGCAAACACTTTTACAAATTTTGTTTTACGGTACAACATTAAATTTTGAAGCTAATCAATCAGCCGAATTAGTAAGTTTTTATGAAGTTAAAAAAGCTGAACACTTACTTGATTTAAGGCCACAAAGCTATGATGCTGTAAAAGATACAGAAAGTAAAGCTTCAAATAAATATGGTAGAAGTATTAACGTTGCAACAAAACCATTGCTTGTAAGTTCACTAGCTTCTTATGTTGATGAATACTATGAAAATTTATGGAGCCTTGGATTAATTAATGAATTAAAATTTTTTGGTTCGGTAAATACAGATAGAGCAATGGCACTTGGAATTGCACGACTAAAAGCATTGGAGCGCTACGCAATTAAAGGTATAGATTTTATTGATCAGCCTGACGTTGATTTATCAACTGATTTACCGTTCTTTAAAATGGTAGATGGAAGAATAGTAGTTGTAACTAAACAACAAAATTAATAGATTTGAAACATGGATTACACAACAAATCAAAATAACGCTGAAGAATTTACTAAAGATTTTAGTGCTCATGAGGTGCCATATACAGGAAACAAAGTACATTTAGAAAAGTGGGCTAGGTTTAGCATTCGCAAATGTTATGGTAAATCTAAAAATGCATCAAGTAATTTTTTTGCTAGTGATGATAGTATAAGTAAACATACATTTTTAACTTTTATAGAAAAAATGTTGTTGTTGTATGAAGGAACTTATTCAAGTAGTGACACTGATTTTTTAACTAAAGAAGGTGAAAACAGTGAAATGGTATTACCTGCGCGATTGATTAATTATCCATTGCTAAAAAACAACTTTGATATTATAACCGGACAATTTATACAAACACAAATTGATCTTTCAGTTGCTTCAGTTTCTCCAGATGCCATAGATAAAAAACTTAAAATAAAAGCTAATTTAATGGCCAATAAACTTATTGGTTCTTACGTTAAATCTTTAGAAGATAGTACTGGAGTACAACTTGAAAACAGAATGCCAATAGTGGATGATGAAGAAAAATATTTGACATTATCGTATAAAGAAATGGAAGAGTTGAACATGACTCGTTTATTAAAGGTAAACTATTATAAACATGCATGGCCAGAAGCTTTCCGTAAAAACATATTGTTTCAATTTTTAGTAGGATTTTTTGCATATGAAATTGTTGAAATAAATGGTGATGAAATTAAATTAAGAGTTGTAAAACCAACCAATGCAATTGTTGATTGGGATTGTGAAGATGATTATGGTGAAGATATGATGTTTATTGGTGAAGAAAGATTTATGACTTTGTCAGGCATTATGCAATACATAAAACCTGATGATAAAAAATTACAAGAAATTAAAGCTAGGTACAAAAACACCATTGAAAATAATTCAAGTACCAATGACACAACGACAGCTTACAATTATGGAAAAAGTGGTATTCGCGTTATTAAAATGAATTGGTTGGCCACTAAAAAACAAAAGGTTAAAATCATTGAAAATAAATACAATCCTGAAAAAAAAATAGTTAAATATTTAAAACCAGGAGAAGAAGGTGTTATTGGGAAAAAAGAAGTTGGTGAAATAAAAACAATTGATGTGCCTACTTGGTACACTGGATATTTGGTTGATGATATAGTTTGCAATTTTCAACAATGCGAAAACATGCCAATTAGTTACCATAACCCTTCTATTCCTAGCAATGATTATATTGTTGGTTTGTATAATCGAATACTTAAAAAACCAAATGGAATGATGCAAAATGTATCTCCATTACAAGAACTTTGGAATGAGTTAATGTTCAAATTAGAACTTGAAATTGCTACCAGTCCGGGTAATGTTGTTGAATACGATGCAAAGGCTAAACCTAAAAATTTAAGCTATTCACAAGTGTTTTATTACATGAAAGCTAAAAAGCTTTTAATTACTGAAAAGCCCGGTGGTGTACGCTCAATGGATTTAGGCTTAAGTAGTACACAACATTTATTAAATCTATTGATGTATGTTGAAACTTTAGCTGATACATTAACAGGAACAAATAAATTTAAAAAAGCTCAAGTATCTGGTGATACTGCTGTTGGTACAATGAAAACTGCAATAGCACAAGCTGATTTATTATTAGAACCACCATTTCAATTTCATAGAGAAGCCCTAAGAAGGGTGTTTAAAAAAGCCGCTGCCAAACTTAAATTATTAAATCAATATCCGGGGGAAAAACAAAAACACATATTAGGAGAAAATGGTTTTCAGTATTACACTATTAAACCTACTTTACCAACTGAAGACTATGACATTTATTTTGTAGATGGCACTATTCAGGCGCGTAAAAAAGAAATGCTAATGATGTTGATGGATAAAGCATTTAATGCAGGTCAAGCAACAATTGAACAGTTATTAGTTGTAATTAAACATGAAGATATAAATGAAATTTATGCTGATTTAAATGTTTTGATTGAACAATCTAAAAAACAAAAACAAGCATATGACCAAATGCAGCAACAAATTGAAACTGCTAAAGTTCAATCTCCATTTGAATTAGAAAAATTGAAAGGTGAAATTTTAGGACAAATTGAAAGCATGAAAAAACAAATGGATGCACAAATTGCTCAAATGTATGCTGATGCACCAATCAAAAAAGAAATGGTTGTAAAACAATATGATCAAGAAAATAATCAAAATCCAAACAAATAAACATATATGAAAACAGAAAACACAGTTGTAAATCCTGAAAAATTTACTGAGGACCAAGCAAATCTTGCTGATTTTTTAGAAGAAGATAATTTGATTGTTAATAATTTTGTGGAAAATGAAGACGATACTATTAATCCAAATCCTAATTCAGATGATGATGATCCCAATAAGGACAATCAAAACAATTCTGATAACAATCAAAACCCTGACAACAAAGACAAACCAAACGGTGATGAAGGTAATGGTGATGATTTAACTGATGAAGAATTATTAGCATTGGCAAATCCAGGTCAACAACAACAACAAGCGCCTGTTGTACCTGAAAAATTTGATTCTCCAATTGAAATAGCTTCATATTTAGGGCTTAACATTTCAGGAAAAAAACCGGAAGAAATTACTTTTGTTGATGTTAAAAATGAACTTACAAGAGTTCAAACTTTAGCTACAGAATCTGAATTACCGGAAATTAAGCAAATGAAATCTTATTTGCTTGAAAATAAAGGCGCCACTGAAATTGACTATTTTCAAAAATTTGTTAGTCCATTAGAGCCTTTAAAATACATGACTGACAAAGAATTGCTTATGGCAAAGTTTACAGAAGTGGACAAAAAAAGTATTGAAGAAGCCGAAAGTTTAATAAACGATTTAGTTTTAGAAAATAAATTTGGTGATGAAGCAAAAGCTTTTCGTAATATTGTAAACGCTAAAAATGAAGAGTTTTATAAAAAACGTAATCAAGAAATAATTGATGCTCAAAATCTCAAAGAACAACAAAAAGAGAAAAATAAAGCTGATTTGTTAATTGCATTACATACTAATAAATCTAATTTCATGGAAGGCAAAGTTGTTCTTTCCAATAAAGATGTCAAAGAAACATTTGATTATATTGCGTCTGGTGAGGTACACAAAGCACTTAGTGATCACAAAGTGATGGGCGAAATTGCTTGGTTCCTTAAAAACAAAAAGACCTTTATAAACATTTTAACGCAAGAAGGTAGTAATGAAGAAAAAATCAAACACATCAATATGTTAGCCAATTCAAAGAATAGTGCTACTATGAGAGGTAATGATAATTCTACCAAAAACAATGCTGATTTTGACCCTGATCAATGGGATTAACTAAACAAAACAATTAATTTATTTTTTAACATTTAAAAACCAAATAACAAATTTATGAGCGCAATAAAAACGTTCTCCGGAAAATATGGTAAAGGAACATTACAATCAAATAACTTGGTTGAAAATGCTTTAAAATTCCCGCAAATTCATGCGAAAATGATACAATTATATCCTCAATATAGTTTAACCTATTTAACTGAGGGTACAGGTCGTGTAAAAGCATTTGACCTTAAAAATGAAGAGTGGGGCGCTGACCGCTATGAGTGGTTTATGCGTGGTAGAAAAAACAAACCAACTACTGCTGTTGAAATTCTTTCTGGTGCTAATACTTCTGATGTTGAGGTTCGTATTAACGAAAATTACTTAAATCCTTTTGATGTTGTAAAAACTAAAACTGGTAAATTGTGTATTGTTGATGGTGAAGTACAAGGGTCAGGTCCTTTTGTAGTGAGATTGAAATCAATTAATGGAAACACAAACACTGGTACTCGTGATGTAATTACTGCTGTTGATATTCCTAATGGAAGTCAATTAAGCTTGTATTCAAATTTACAAGTTGAAAAATCAAAACAAGGTTACAGCAACTTAGGATATCCTGATAAATACATCAATTACCTTTCAAAACACAGACGTGGTATGACCGTTTCTGGTGATGTTCTTGGTGATGTTACCTGGATTGAAAGTGCAAAAGGCGGTAAACTTTGGTATTTTACAGCTGAAACAGAAGTTGAAGAACAGTTTTTTAAACAAATTGACAACTGGAGAATGTACGGCCGTAACACTATGAAATTAGATGGTACTCCATTATTTACAATGGATGGTAAACCAATGATTGCAGGTGACGGTTTAATTGCTCAAATTGAAGGTATCAATGATTACTCTTTCAATAACAGTTCTGATTTTAACAGACAAAATTTAGCTGCTTACATAAGTTATCTAACTACCAAATCAACCGATTTTCAAAATAACAAATGGATGGTTTTTGGTGGTGCAAAAGCAGAAAGAATGTTCCATGATACCTTTGAAAGTTCAATTATGAACACTGGTAATGTTATTGTTCCTTTAGGTGATTTATCAAGTGGAAAACCAATTACTTTAGGAGGTAATTTTACTGGTTATAGATTTGCAACAAACACCATAACATTTACACGTATTGCAACATTTGATGATGATACATTACATTCTGAAAGAGATAGTGATGGAGATTTATTAGAATCAAGCCGTATGATATTTGTTAACATGGGACAAATTGAAAATGAAAGTAATATTACTATTGCCACTAAAAAAGGTTTATCAGGTAATCGCGCTTTAATTAAAAAATACATTCCGGGTATGGTTAATCCATTTAACATTGCACCATCGGCATTGGCTTCAAATAGCTCAGATGGATTTGATGTAGAGTGGTTAAATCATTCAGGTATTATCATCAAAAATCCTTATGGTTGCGGCCAATGGATTAGGACATCATAATTCCATATTTAAACCTATAAAAAAAAGCCTTGCAAATTGCAGGGCTTTTTTTATATATTTGAATCACAAACAAACAACAAAATGGGAATAGAACAAAAGGAATATGATGATTCATTAAATGATTCATTATTGCAGTCAGCAATGACAGTTAACACTAAAGCAGATGTGGTATTTAACGTACAATCTTGTTTTGATGAAAACGGAAAATTTATTTATCCAAAAGGAGTAAAAACTGCTTATTTAATTTACATACAAGAATCGCGTAAGCTGCAAAAATTTGATTTTCCATCTAGTATGTCGGAAAATGGAAAATACGTTTATGGAGCGTATAAAAATGAGGCTAAAACAGAACTTAAGCGATTTAGTATTGTTAGTGTAACAACATTGTTAAATTTAGAAACACCACTTGGTAAAGCTATGTTTGCGGCTGCTTGTGCTTCACGTTTTACAGTTGGAGCCAAAGATGCTTACCCTAATCCTTATTTTAAAATTGAAATACCGGAATTAAGAGCTGAACTTGAATTAGCAGAATTAGATAACGCTGAAGAAGCTTTAACTTACGTATCAAAATTAAATGAAGAAGAATTGTATGACTTAGCATTATTGTTAGGAATTACAGGACTTTCAAGTAAAACGTTAAGTGAAAAGAAAACTTTCATGCGTAAAATGGCATTGAATACTCCTGAAAAAATTATCACTGCTAAAAATGATCAAGACAAAGCAATCATTTTGATTGTTAAAAAAGCAATTAGCCAAAAAATAATTAAAGAGCAAAAAGGAGTATTTTTGTTTTCTGATTATCAAATGGGAATTACCATTGAGCAAACAGTTCATTTCTGTAAACAAAATGAAGAAATTTTTGAATTAATCAAATCAAGTTTAACTAAAAAGTAATCAATGAACATACTACAAATGCACGAACAATTTAAAATATTAAGGGACTTGTATAAAGCCCCTTATTATGAACATGATGAAATTGATGTGTTTCTTAATAGCGCTATTAGTGCATTTGTAGTTAGTTCAATTCCAGATCCAAAAAAAAGAAATGCAAATGTTGAAAGTCAAAAAACATTTGACCAAATTTCAACTATAATAACAACTCAAAAAGTAACTGCTTTTATAACAGCAAATGTTACTGACATGGTTGAATTAGCAAGTTGTTATTTTGTAAAAAATCAAGACTTTGAATTTTACTATTCTTCTAGTTGTGTTATAAATGGAGAAAAAGCAAGTATTACAACAATTGATTACAATCAAATAACTGGTTTAATTGATGATGCTTTTAATCAACCGTCAAACAATGAAGTAAAAATTGTATTTTTTGAAAACAGAATATACATTATTTCAGAAAATGTACCAGATAAATTCTTATTACATTACGTTAAAAAACCAAATATTGTTTCTTTAGATAATTCTATTGATTGCAATTTACCAGATAGCACACATGATAAAATATGCCATATGGCAGTTCAATTAAGCTGTGGTGGTTCAAACCTAATAGAATTATATAAAATCCAAGAAAACGAAACAAATAAACGATAATGAAAGTTACTTTAATGTTATTAAGGTCTGAAATAACAACATTGTTGTTTAAAGGACCAAAGCCAGATGATTCAAAATTAAATTCATCATTTTTCAATCAAATTGTATTGGACGCTAGAGCCAATGCAATTGAAATGGATTTTGTAACAAAAAAAGAATTTGACCCTGAAATATTTTCTGAATATCCATTAACAGTACAAAACCTTGATAATATATCAGGGGAAAAAATATACACAGTTGAATTGCCAAAAATTGTTTATCTGAAAAATGATTTAGGTTTAAGAGTTAAAGGACTTGGTAATGACCCAAACGAATTAGAGTATTATGAATTGGTAAAAAAAACGCGCATAACTACTTTAAGAAAAAACATTTATCGTAATAAAAATAGACCTATTTGTTATAGAGTTGGTAACAAATTAACAATATATTCAATGAATGCAATTAATGAAATTGTTCTTGAATGTATTTTATTTGATCCTACAATACTTCCAAATTTTGACGAAAAAACAACTGACTTTCCTGTTTCTGGAAATACAGTAAATTTGATTAAAAAAATAGTACAGGATTTGGATATAAAATTACTTAAAAACGGTACTGTAGATGAAGCAAACAATTCCATACCACCTTTTCCTGTCCAAAAAATGCAAGAACAGGAATAATGAAAATAACAAAAAACTTTATTTTCAATTAGCAGCTATTTACGCAAATAGATACGCTCACCAATCAGCGCATAAGCCAACGCATTATCTGTATAATTCTACAACAGAAAAGCCCACAGAAGTAATTCAAATAATAGACGAATTATTTTTATACAACTATTTACTTAAACATTGTCCCGCTGTATTAACATATGGCCATGGCAATGTTTTGTCATTTTCAGAATTTATGGAAGAATTAGGAGTTTATTTTTTTGTTTTAAAAAATAAATTATTTAGTGGTGAAGTGGTTAATCTTCCACATTATTTAGGCATCATAAAGGTTCAAAGCACTGTAATTAAAAAACGTTACAAAAAGTTCAATAAGATTTTGCCTAAAAAAATTATAACTTTACAATGGCAAAAAAAATTCTTTGAAAACAGATTATTAAACGTTGTTGACAAAAAATGGTTTTCAGTAAAAATAAAAGACAAAGCATTTTTAAATGAAATCTATTACAATATGATCAGCAATAGTTTGATGTATGACATAGGGTTTGAAAACATTTCCGAATATTCAAAAAAAATAAAAAATTTATGATAAACAAATTTATTCCAATTAGTACTGTAATTGATAGTTACTTAGATGATATTGATAATTTTGCTGAAGGTGAAGCAGCAATTCCAATAATTGAAAGACAAATTAAAAGAATTGCTAATGACCTTTATTCAAAAACAAATTCTACCAAAACACTATTAGAAACAACTGGTAAAATAAAAGACAATATGATTGTTTTACCTGAAGATTATTGTGAATTTGAGAATTTAAATGTTGATGGAGAAGCTGTAAATGTTCATGGCATGCAAAAACATTTAAGAGGTAATGTTACCAAAGGAAGTGACACAAAATATCAAGCTAAACTTGTAGGTGATTATATTATGTTTAATGTAATAGGTGGTACATATAACCTTGATGGAAAACAATACACTATGGAATATAAAACAGTTCCTTTAGTAGATGGTGAGCTTTATGTTCCTGAACAATTTCAAGATGCAATTATTGCACGTATGGAATATAAACAAATGAAAAATAAAATTAAATCAAATGGCCGCGGTGTTGAATTGTTAAGAGAATTTAGAAAAGAAGCAGAAGAAAAAGAAATTAACGCCACAACATCGGTTGATTTTCCATCATTTGATGAATTAATTAATATAGGTAAAATTTATGAAAGTAAAGTGCCTGCTAGTTTAAAAACTGGAAATAAAAACAACTTTAATAACGTTTAATAATGGAATCAAATAAAACAAACCAAAAAAAATTTGCTGGTATAGTTAGTGATGTCAATCAAATTAATATTGACATTGAAAAAGGAGCAATGGCAGACAACTTTAATGGTAGAGTTGCTCAAATAGGAGAAAATTTGTTTTCATGGACTTCTATGAGTGGTGTAACAAAAACATTTAGTATTCCTAATAAAAATGGCTCTATTGGTACAGCTTTGGCAGCAAAAGCAAATGTATATATGTTTGATGATAGAATGTTTGCTAAAAAATTAAACACAAACATATCTCAAGTAATAGGTAATTCACAAACCGGAACTTATGAATATGTTTTACAATTTCAAGCATATAAATCAGATTTTAGTAATGTAGAAAATACTTCACCACCTTTTGAATTATTGATTAAACAAATTGTTGTAAAAGATAGTTCAGGAAATGTTTCAGCATATGATTTAAAAATATCTTGGTCAATATTAGGAGTGACTGCATGGGCTGATGAAACAACATTTAATTTAATATCTTACTCGGATAAATTGGCTAAAATGCATGATGTTTTAGCCTATTATTACAATTTAAAAATTGATAATGTAAATACTAGTAATGGATTGTATGGTTCGCGTGGTGTATATGCTACAAATGGAATTAGTAAATATTGTCAAATTACAATTGCATCAAATAAAACATCAAATATTGTCATAAAAAACAAAAAAGGAATGACAGCTGAAACTCCACTTTATTTTTCTAAAAATAGAATAGGTTTTGGTTTAGGTTCTATTTATGAAAATTTAGGTTATCCAAATGCACCTGAATACCCTATTCCGGGCAGTGATTATAATTTAAATCCATTTAGCGATGATTATCCGTATGGTTTATGTAGAAATACAAGAAACGGAAAAAACTATGTTGTATATTCTGGTGGAATAGTTTATACAACAATACCTTATGGAAACTACAATGGTGGAAAAGGAACAGTATTTAAAATGAGTGTTGATGATGAAGCGGATCCAATATCTACACCAATGTTTGAGTTTATTAGAACTAATGATGAAGAGCCACTAATTATTGAAATGGAGCCTATAGGTTTTGGTTATGGTCTAACGATTCAAAGATACAAAGCAGCTCAAAATTTTAAAACAATGGCTTATAGACAAAATGGTGCTATTGGAATTGATAAATTTAAATGTATTATGTTTTTATCAATTGGAAATGAAAGCACATTAATTGTTTTAATTAATACTGAAAATAAAAAAGTAGAAGTAACTCCTTTGTTAGAAACAGAAGAATTTATTGATATTGACGAAGATTGTAAAATAAATGGTTTTGCAAAATATGATAATGAAAACAATTTGCGTATATATTGGACTTCAGGAAAAGGGCACATTCGACTTTTAAATTTAAATGATATACCTACAAATGATATTGAAATAAACACAAGATTATTTAAGCCTTGTAATTTTGGAGAAATTAATGTTAATCGCGTATCAAAATCAGGTGGTTCATTATTATGTGGTGCTTATCAGTTTTGTTTTGAATTATCAATTGATGGTTTTATTTGGACTAGAGCAAGCCAACATACAAATCCTGTAATGATAGGACAATCTTATTTTGGTGTTGAGGGTTTGGTTGGAACAGATATTAAAACTGCAACATATCCTAAGCCAAATGATGAAATAGATGGTTCTTACAGAGGCGCTGAACCCGGAACAAAAACAACTGAATCAATAAATGTTTTAATTACTAATATTGATAAACGTTACAATTACATAAGAGTATTTAGTATTGAATATATTTCAGGATCATCTTCAAAAATTGTAAACTGTATTTATCAAAATAAATTAAGTGAAACAGAAAAATATTCATTTTCATGCACGCATTCTGGAGCTAATAATGTTGTTGAAGGAAATTTTGAATTGTCAGAAGTTACAATTAGAAAAAGAATACCTTTAAATGTAAAACACATAGCTCAAATAAATAATCGAATGATTATTTCAAATTTTACAGAAGAGTATAAATTACGCGCTGATTTACCTTTAAATTCTAATATTTCTTTTGTAAAAACAACTCAAGGAATTGGTGTAGATACCGAACCAAGTATTCCAAATAAATTAAAAAACAATGGTTACAAAAATTGGGTAAATCAATATTTATACAAAACATTACCAGCATACAGTAAATCAATGTACGCATGGATTTATATTGATGAATATGGTAATGAAAGTGAACCTTCGCAGCCTTTTGAACTAGAATTAGATTTTAGAAAATTAAAAAACATTAAATATAATAATAATTGGAGCCACCCTAATGGAGTAATTAATTGGAATAAATTTTATTTGTCAGCTGAAAGTTGGGATTTAGCCATTGCAAAATCAAACCAACAAAGTTTGTATTCAGACGAAATAGAATATGAAACAAGAAAAATTACTGGTGGTTATGAATTGTATGCTTATGGATTAAACATTAAAGTAAATAATCCGACATGGCCAAATTGGGCTAAAAAAGCAATTTTAGTAGAAAAGAAACAACAGTTAAATAATTCCTATTCACCAACAGAAGGTTTTGGTATATTAACACAAACAGGAATTAAAATGGCTTATCTTCCAGATGCAGACGGTTATAATGTTTACAATAATTACAATTTTAAACAAGGAGACAAAATTCGCATATTAAATGTTTCTGCATATACAATAAAAGGTAATGCATTGTATAATGACCCTACAACTTATTTTTTTTGCCATAATAACAACTATATAAATAGTAACAGATTTTATTTTGATATTGTTAGTTTCAAACAACAAATTTATCCTAAACCAAGTGAATCGGGTTTTAAAGTTGGTGAAGACAAAATGCCTGATGAAACAATTAACATGAGGGCTTTTGATATATCTTTTAATATTAATAATGACATATATAATGAATTATTGGCAGCGGGTGGAATTCCAAGTGATAATCTTAAAGGGATTGTTAAATTTCAAATTGAAAGAGAAAATAGTAGTACAAATGAGGATATTGAAGAATACACTAAAACAAATTTTGAAATAGATTTAACAAAAAGATACAATGGCAATTACAAGAGGGCTTTTATTGGAAATAATTATATTTCTACTAATCATCAAATTGTGACAATGCGCAATAATTATTTTCGTACTGAATATTTAAACGTAACAGCTGGTTATTATAATTTTACTAAAGGTTTTAATCCTGTAATAGTTAATCCATTAATTACAAAATTTAATATGGCAATGGCTGATGATAGCGTATTTCCATTTTTAAGAATAAACCCTGTAATTAACAATTTCACAGCTTATGGTTTTAAAAAAATTAATCGTGATTATGCTGCTGAAAATAATTTAAACAATTACAAATACATAAGTCAAGAGTTTTTGAAGCCTCGGTCAAAATTTGATAATATTATAATGTATTCAAATCCTACTGTAATAGGTAGAATATATGATTCTTATGTTGACATAAACCCAATTAATTCATTAGAAGTTCAATCTGATTTTGGACAAATAATTGCAGTTTTTTATTTTAATAATCATTTGCTAGTTCAGCAACAGTTTGGTTTTAGAAAATATGTAATTGATTCAAAAGAATTTGTTCAAACAACTAATGGTACCATGATTACAATTACTTCAGGTAATTTTATTTCATCTGTTCCCTTGGATTTGTCAACAACTTTTGGTAGTTATTATCCTGGAATAAAAGGTGAAAAAGGAATTTATTTTGTAAGCTCTCAACACCAAATATTTTGTTTAGCCACAGAAAAAGAAATAATTCTACTTAGTGTATTGACAGGTTTTCAAAATGAATTATCAAAGTTTGAAATAGTTGAAGACACAAGAAACGTTTGGACATTTAATGATGTTATTTTATTTAAAGATAAAGAAGAAAACATGATTTACTTGTATATAGTTTCTCGTAAATCGTACAAAATTTTGTCAATTAGTCAACCAATGATTATTTCTAAAACATTATCTCAACCCAAAATAGGTGAAAAATATTCTTATTTAAGAAATAACACAGGGACAACAGTTTTGCAAACAATATTAGTTACTGACATAAGTGTAAATGCAGTTGGTTATTTAATTGAGTTTGACGTAATATCTGAAGTACCATATAAATTAGATAAACTACAAATTTTAACCCTTTATTTGACTGACACTAAAAGCCCGGAATTGTATTCATTTAATGAAAACTATGACTTTTTAGAATATAGATCATCTAATTTAAGAATTAATCAGCACTTAGAAAAAATATTTGTAGATACTCAATTTGGAAACCAAATCAATATTGAAAGTTCAGAAAGTGAATTTCATTATGACAATGTAAATACTGATTTAAAAGTTCCAATGGATTCTTGTTTGTGGAATAATTTGTTTTATCCTAATAAAAACGTTGTAATTTCAGAAAACACAACATTGAATAATTTGGCCACAAATTTTGTTTTAAGTATTCCAAACGGAATTCCTGCAAACCAAAATTATTATTTATTATCTTCAAATAAAGAATTTCATTTTTTAAAAGGAGTAAAATACACTATTCAGTTTAATATTTCTTTTCCTTCTGGCGGTGGAATGAGTTCTCCACAAAAATTGTTTTTTGGACCAGTATATGATGTTTTAAAATTAAATGCAAATCCAATTGGAATAAATGATTTTTTAGACGCTGCTTATCCAGCAAGCAGTGTAAATGAATATTCATTTATTCCACATACTTCATTTATTGCTCCATTGTCATTATTGTTTGTAAACAACACAAATACATACAATGGTTTAATATTTTGCTTGAAATTATTGAAATTTGATTACACAGAACAATTTGAGTCTTATCCAGTAATGTATGTTACTAATGGAAAATCAGAAATGATTAGTTATGATAATTTAATTTTGACTGTAAAAGAAGAAAACGTTCCAAATAGAATTGAAATATATTCAAAAGAGCAAGAAGAAAATCTTATTATTTCAAATCCTAACACTTACGGAAAATTAAGGCTAAGGCAATTTCAAATGGCTATTCCTAAATTAAATACCAAGGAGCGTTTGAGAAGTACATATTTTACAATTAAATTTGTTTACACATTCAATAAAATAAAAAATGTAATAAACAGCTTAGAAAGCTATATTCGAACACTTTAGGTATGGAAAATAATAATAACAATAATAGAACGTTTAGCGGGTTTACTGACATAAACCAGTTTGAAAACCAATTTAATATAAATAATCCATATGCTTCAGTTCAAAAAACAGGAGCTGGCCAACATTCATTAAATGTTATAGGTGATGCAATGACTTATGCAGGTAGTGGAGCTAGTTTAGGGACTGCAATTGGTGGTCCAGGAATAGGTACTGCCGCTGGTGCTATAGGTGGTGCAATTTTAGGTATTGGAAAAGGTTTATATGATATTTTTTCTACTGATAAAAAAGAAGAGGATTTATCAAAATCAGCTGAAAAATACAATGCAGCATTAGATGAAATGAAATATTCTCAAATGCGCGGACGCACTTTATCTAATAACATAAGATCAAATGAAGTTTTAAGTCAAATAAATAAACAAAATTTAGGTGACTATTTTGGAGAAATACAAAACCCTTATTAAGATATGAATGAAGATACTATTGATTCGTTATACATGAAACGAATGAAGGAATATTTGGTTGATTTGGATAAATCTGTTGGTACAACTGAGGGATTAACAAATACAACTAAAATAATTGGTGGTACTGGATTAATTAAAACCGGACTAGGTATAGCCGGAATGTTTTTAGATGCCCCACAAGTTGAAGGTAAATACAAACCTTCATATGTTCAAAATCCTGGAATAAAAGCAGCTGCAAATAATGCCATGGCAGATGCGTTTTCAAATAATGATGATTATGCAGCACGTATAAATATTCGGAATAATAAAGTAGCACAAATGTTAAGTGGTATTGGTAATAGTGGTGGAGACAGAAATTTTGTTGCTGCAAACAACGCAATTGCTACAGATATTGAAAACAAAACTAATTTAGCATTAGATAAACAACTTGAAGATGAAAAAACAGCTAAAATTGGAGCGGCATCTGGTTTACAGCAATTAGCTTTGTATGACCAATTGAATGCAAGTAGGGATAATTTAAATGCATCAGAACAAAACTTTAAAGTTGAACAATACAACAATGAATTAAAGTCAAGGCATATTAAAGGAATTAGTGATTTAATTGCTGGTGGTTTGAATGATTTTGGAGCTGCTGCCGGAAATGAAATAAAAGAAGATGCTCATACTAATTTGCAAAAACTAATGATAGGTAATGTTATGGGTAAATATTTTACAGATTACGGAAGTGATGATAAAATTACCAATTACAATTTTGATTTGGAAGATATTAAAGCAAACGCTGAAAATAATTTGAGAAAAAATCCTATTACAAATATTCGTCAAATAGACGCATATAATTCAAAAAAACAATCATTAGCTGATTTATTAAGATAATTATGATAAATTTTGGAGATACAGAATCAATTGCAAAAGTAAATGTAAGTGAACCAATTGGTGAGGCAAATAAAATTGCTCATGACTCAATTATGCAAGGTTTGGCTAGCATTGAAAAAAGTGCAATGGAAGAATCAATGGCTATGAAACAAGTAGCTGAAGAAATGTACAAAACAGGAAAAGTAGATTTTATGGGTGGTGATGTTGAAGCTTTTAAAAAGAAATATAAAACTTTAAAATCAGAACTTGTTAATGAATTGCGCCATTATGGTTCGGTACAACAATTTTTAACAAACGGTGGTTATGATAAAATTGCTGAATTTAAACAAAACGTTGAAACCTCAGACGAATACAAAAACGGTATAATCAATAAAATGCATTACAACATTGTAAATAACGCTCTTGCTAGTGGTAGAACTAAAATAAAATATGGTGACAATGGTGGTATTGAAAATTGGTTGGCAGGTAAAGGTAACATTGATTTTAAAGGGTTTTATAATGAAAATCCAGTTGACCCTCGTAAGTGGGTAATTGATGAACATTCTGACAAAACAACGCATTATAGTACAGATGAAATTGCTCAAAGAATGAAATTAGAAAATTATCATCCTGATGATATTAAAGCAGTTGTTGAATCTGAAACAAAAGCACCAACTAAAACATTCTTTAAAACTATTCGTGATGATATAAAATATGCTCAAATAGCAGCCATAAAGGAAAATAAAGAGGCTGATAGACAAAACAAAATTACAATACAACAAATGAAAGATGCTAATGATATTCAAGTTGCTGCAATGAGAACTGATTCAAAAAATAAAAGAAATATTGCATGGACTGATTTAATTGGTAATAGAGATAGAGTTGATGAAATTTCATTTAAAAAACTTCCATTTTTTGCTAAACAAAAAATAGGTGGTTTTGATCCTACATTAGAAAAAAATGAAGGTGAACATGAAGTTTTAGTTGATGGACAATATCAAACTGAAAAAGGTTCAACCGTTAATGTTCAAAACAAAGCAAATGAAATTATTGAAAAAATACCGGGTGAAGCCTATTTAGATGTTAAAAAACAAAGGTGGGTAATTCCTGTAAATGTTAAAAGATTAAGTTCAGATGGTAAAGTTTTGTCACCAGTTAGAACTACATATTACAAACCGATTGATTTAACTAGTGAAGTAACAAAAAGAGATTTGTTGTTGATGGCTAACAAAGATTTTTCTAATATTGATTTGGATTATGACTTAAGAACACCACCGCCACAAGTACAAAAAGTACCAATAGAAGAAGTAGTAAATAAATTAAACTCAGCATTTAAACAACCTAAATAAAAATATGAATCCTAATTTTGACCCAAATAAAATAGTTGATGATGTTGCAAGCAGAAATCCTGACGCACCAAAACCAACAACATTTGATACAGATTTTACAACAGCAGCAAATAAAATGGGGAAAGGCAAAAATCCTCAAATGCAAACGTTTCAAAATCAAACCTCAGTTAGTAAAGAGCAAATAGTTGATAAAGCAGCAAAAGCTTTACAAATATCGCCTGAAAATTTAGGCAAATTTGAACCTTTATTTAATGCTTTAACAGCTGATCCTAAAAGGGCATTAGAGTTTTATAATACAACTGGAGATTATCAAACAGGTTCAGGAAAAATGAATGTGTTAAATAATTTGTTGTCTCCATATACAAATCAAAACAAACAATTTGCAAAACAAATGAATGCAGATGCAGATGTTTCTACTATTCGTAATTTTGATTCAATACAAAAACAAAAAGACAAATATGTAAATGATTACAGTCAAGCTTATGTAAACAATGATTTTGAAACAATTTCAAAACTAGATGAACAATTACCCGCACTTGCCAAAAAATATAATTTTTTAGCAGAACAAATAACACCTGAGTTAAAAACTCGTGGTGCAGAAAAAATTAAACAAATTGAACAAAAACAAAAAGAAGAAGATGTTATTCGTGAAGCATACAAAGATTATTTTAAAAATGATGTTGATATAAATGAATTTTTAAATGCTGAAAAAGTAAGAGAACAACAAACAAAACAAAGTTCTATTTTGTCAAATCCTGTTTTTCAAGGATTACAAGCATTTTCTTCTGGTATTAGTACTTCTGGAAGGCAAATGGCTGCACCATTAGTTGCTAAAATAAATTCATTAACTAATGGAACTGATTATAATAAAGAATTGGTTGCATTAAAACAAAAAATGGAGGTTGACGATATTGCTTCGGGAAACCAAGAAGTAATGAAAAATCCAATTAATCAAATTACAAGTAGCGTAGGACAAATATTAGATGCCGCTGCTTTTACAGGATTAACACCCGGAGCTGTAATAGCTGGAAAATCATTTGCATATGGTTTTGGATCATCTTTTTTTGATAATTATACAGAAGCATTACAAACAAATAATAATCCCAAATTAGCATTATTAGAAGGAAGTATGCGATCTACTATTACTGGTTTAAGTGAAATAATTTTACCAGAAGCTAAGATTTTAAAAGGATTTAAAAATATTCCTGAATTAATTAGAACAGGAAAAATTACTTACAATGCTGGTTTAAATCTACTAAAAAATGGTTTAAATGAATCTATTGAAGAAATTGCTGATCAAGCAGGTCAAATGGGTGTTGATGCAGTAAAAGATTATTTAGCAGATGGACAATTTAACATAGTAAATAATGAAGAGTATTTAAATGAGCAAAAAAAACAAGCAGTTAATACTTTTTTAGTTACCATGGCTAGTTCTGTTATTGCGGGTTTGCCAAATACAGCAAAAGATATTTACAAAAACAAATCAAACCCACAAGAATTTTTAAATTCTGCATTTATTGAAATGGCTTCTAATGATGAAAATTATAAAGAAACAGTTAATAATATTAATAAATCGGTTGACAAAGGATATATTTCTAAATCTGAAGGTGGTGTTGCTTTAGATAAATTAAACACTTACCGCGAAACTTTTAAAATTATTGAAAACTCTAATTTATCTGAGGGTGCTCAAAATGAATTAATGAATTCAGTTAAAAGCATTGTTTACAATGGAAATTCAAAAGACATGGAAACGTTAAACAATTCTTTGTTTAATGTAGCTGTAAACGAAAGCCCAGAATTGGTTCAAAATAATATTTCTGAAATTAACAATGTAGCTAAACAAATAGAAATTTCTGCAAAAAAAACAGAAATGGCTAAAAAATTTGGTGTTAAACCAGATGAAACACAAATTAGTACAGGTGTTCAAAATGCTATTGATTTAAATGATGATACAGAAATTGTTGCTGAACAAAAAACTTTAGATGGTGCCAATACAAGATTAACTCAAATTGAACAACAAAAAACACAAATAGATGAAGCTATTAAAGTTTATGACGAACAAATGGCATCTGAAAATATTAATCCCTCATTCAAAGCTGCATTACAAGAAAGCAAGGATGAAAAACTAGCGCAAAAAGCATCGTTAGTTAAAGAAGAAACTTTAATTCAACAAAAACTACCAGAATTAGAAAAACAAGCTGAAAATAAAACACAAGAAAGCGATACTAATGAAGAAAAAACAAATAGCTCAAAATCTGATACAACCAACAATAAAGCTAATAATGACAGTTCTCAATCTAATAATGTAAATGAAGAAACTGTAACTTCTGAATTAGAAAAAGTATCAAAAGAAGAATGGCCTGCTTTAACTAAATCAATTGGAATGAGTAAAGATAATTCCCCTAAATCTGTAGCAAAAGCATATGTTAGGGCTAAAAATCAAAATCCTCAATCACCAATTGTAAAAACAATTGAATCAAAAATAATTACTAATGGTATAAATCAAAATGAAGGGAAAATCGAAAACAAAGGGAACCAAGGGCAAAGGGAAGTGTTAAACACTAACCCTATTGAACCTGTTAATGATGTTGTAGAAAAACAAAATCAGGGAGTATCTGTAAATGATACTCCTAAACCAACACCTGTAGAAAATAACTTTGTAGAAAACAATTCAGTAGCTAATAATTCATTAGGAAATAATACCAATGAAAAAAAATCACCAACTAAAGTAATTCAAAAAACAAAACAAGATTTAATTAATGGAATTATTGATTCAAATCCTGAGTTGTCAAATGAAGAAATAGAAAATAAAGTAAAAGATGAATATCAGAAAAAAGTTGTTTCTGGTGAAATACCAACACCTAAAAATGAAGCAATGAATAAAAGAATATTGTCTTCTGAAATCAAAAATGCTTTAATAAAAAAAGGAAGATTGGCTGCTAAAAAATCAAAACGTTTAGCATCTAAAAGGTCTCAAAAGCAAACCTTAAAATCATTTGAAAATTTAAGAGAAGCAATTGATAAAGCTGAAAACGAAATACCAAATAACAAAAAAGTTAACATGACTGGGTTTTTTGATATTTTAAATAAAATTGATTCTGATATTAAATTAAACCCAATTTATTACGCAACACAAAACAAAGCATCGTTAACTCAAAATAATGCTGTAGAGATAAGAAAAACCGTTAATTCGGTTGTTTTAAATCTGTCAGGATATATTCAAAATAATTTTTCATCTGTAAATAAAATAGCTGAAAATTTATCTGAAGAAAACAAAACACAAATATTGGCTGAATTAAAAGCAGGTTTGTATAAAGAAATTTCTGAACAAATAAATCAGATTTATGGAATTACTATGCCAAATGGCATGGCAATGGTTCCAATAAATGATTTTGAATCTAACTCAGAAAAAGAAATTAATAATGCCATTAACAATTATGTTGTATCGGTTGTAAATTCATTGACATCAGCAACAAATACAAATCAACATCATTTTTTAGATTATTATGAACAAGCTCATATAATAACTCAGGGCAATATTAATTCCCCTAAATTTATTCCTAAATCACAAGAAGTTTTAAGAAGAATAACTAATGGTGAAGTAATTGATGATGTTGTTTTAGAAACAATTGAAACTGATTTAGAATCTAATTTTGGTGCTAGGGATGTTGTGCCTAACAATGAAAAATCTCCAGAAGCCAATTTAGTAAATGCTTTTTATACTTCAATCAAAAAATTATTACGTCAAAAACATGGTATTGATAGTTCATTTAACACTGAACAATTGGTGTCATTAATGTTTCATTCTTTTCCTACGCCTTATGATGCTATAAATTATGCAAAAAACGTAACTGGATTAGATAATATCAGCCAAACAATTATCAAAGAAACAGGTAATTTAATGGAAGAATATTTTGATGCAATGATGGGCGAAGACAGTTTAAATCCTGCTAAATTAATTTTTTTAAACAATCAAATGCGTAATGTATTTGAAAACAAACCAAGAAGAAATTTACAAGTATCAATTACATCAAATGGATTAGCTGCATATTCAATCAACATTGGTGATAGTTTACAGTCAATACAAAATGAATTGGCCAATGGTTTGTATTTGGCTAAATCTATTTTAAAAAGTAATCCTGAAACAAAGCGTAGGTATGAAAACTTATGGCAAGACATTAATAATGATCCAGCCAATAGTTACGACAAAATACTTGAGCTTGTAGATATGTTTAATAACGTAACAGAAGAAAGTGAAGGTTCTATTGGGTTGTTAAAAGATATGTTTAACGTTCAAAAAATACAAACTATATCAAACTATACAACTAAATCAGAAATGGAAGTTGCAATGTTTAATACTTTCTTAGCTGATATATTTTCTCCAATAGAACAGGATTTAAATAATCCTAAGTTTGTTTTGTTAAAAATGTTTTTAGAAAAATACCTTAACAAGTCGCTTAATGGTGGTTTGATTGTTCCTCAAAACAAATTATATAACCAAGGCAAAAAACAAACAGAAAATGCTACTGCAAGACCAAATGTTATAAGTACATGGACTGACAAACTTAATTTAGTTGCTAAAAAAATATTATCTAAAAACGATGATATTCAAGATTTTTACGCTGAATTTAAAAAAGCCGTTGTTGGTACACCGCTTGCTAAATTTGTAAAACCAGAAAATCAGTTTAATATTTATTTTACTGAACCTCAAATTATGCAAAGCCTTACTGAAAATGAAATCCATTCATTTAAAAACACAACACAAGGCCAAACAGTTGATAATATTCAAAAAATTGACAATGCTAATGAAGAACAAAGGTTATTGGCAGGTTTAGCAAATTATTTTAATTCAAGAAAATTTGGTAACAACTGGTTTTCAAATTTATTTATGCCATCTAATAAACCTAAACTTAAATCATATAGAGTTCCAAGGTTTAAAAGAATGAACGATATGTTTTATTATGAAGATATATTGGTTGTAGGTGATAATTTTAAACCCGGAATGTTTGAAAATTACATTTCTTCAATAATAGGTAATTCAAAATTATCTGTATTGGAATTGCAAAAATGGTTGCCTGAGTTTTTTGAGGTTAAAAAAGTAAACAACAAAAACACAATTGAATTAAATAATGATAAGTTAAAAAATGAAGCAAACAAACTATTTAAAAAGTTTGTTGAAATTCAATTTTTATCAAAAGTAAACATGGCTCCAAAAGTTAATTTTGGAAACGCACCATCATTGTTAGATATTGAATCGTTTTATAGTGGTATTTTAAATCAATTAGTATCAAACCCAGACAACATTAAAGAAAATGCTAAAACCATTTTAAAAACAATAGAGAACAAAAAAGCTATAGATACTGTAATTGGCTCAAAAGATTTGGTGCAATTTTTAAAATCAATAGAACAAAATCAGTTGCTTGACTCAGGTTTAGAATTGTTTGAAGATTACTTAATTAATTTTGCTGTAAATCAGCAATATATTAACAATGCTTTTGTTGCTCCAATTAATGTTTTAGCTGAATCAGGTGAAAAACCACAATTTTATTATGAAAGAGTAAATTCATTAATTGCTCCTGGTTCAATTGCTCATATTGAACGTGATGAACGTTATGCAGTAGTAAAATTTGATTTTGCCGATGGATATAGTACAAATGCCAATGGAGAAAAAGTAATTGAAATTATCGATGTAGATACAAATGGAAACCCAATAAAATTAGAAATTCCTTTTTCTAAATTTGATGGTGTTGAATTTGTAACTCCTCAATATTCAATTGATGTTAC